ATGGTCCGCAGATCACCCGGCGACGGCACTCTGTTCAAACGCGCATCCGACGGACTATGGGTCGCCGGCTACACCGTGGTGATCGACGGCCGCCCCATGAAGAAACGCGTCTCGCACAAGACCCGCAACGGCGCGATCGCCAAACGCAAAGAACTCAAGAAGCAGCTCGACGCCGGCGTCGTCCCCGGCGCCACCAACATCCGCATGGATCGCTGGCTCGACCACTGGCTCAACAACATCAAGAAGCCCAAGGTCGACCCGACGACCTTCCGCAGCTACGACACCGTCGTCCGCCTGTATCTCAAGCCGACGATCGGGCATCTGCGGATGGACCGGCTCACCACCGACCACGTGCGGGAGATGCACAAGGCGCTCCAGACCGGCATGGCCGAAGCTCCGGGGTCGACTCGCAACGCCCAGAAGGCGCACCAGACCCTCGGCGCGGCACTCAAGATCGCCATGGCCGAACTCGGTCTACAGCGCAACGTCGCCGCGCTCGTCGGTATGCCCGAGCACGTCGCCAAGAAGCACCCGGCATTTTCTGTGTCTGAGGCGCTGCACATCATGAACGTTGCCGACGAAGTCTGCGACCAGATGTGGGCGGCCCGCTGGAGAACCGGGTTCATGACCGGCAAACGCGAATGCGAAGTCCTGGGCATCACCTGGCCACGCCTCGATCTCGATAGCGACCTGATCGACATCTCATGGCAGCTGCAGGAACTCACCAAGTCGCACGGCTGCGGCCCGAAAGGTGAGGACGGCTACCCGTGTGGGAAGAAGCGCGTGAGCTTCTGCCCCGACGCGCACTGGGACTTCCGAGCGGGATTCGAGCACGAGTTCTGCGAAGGCAACCTGGTATGGACCAGGCCGAAAACGGCGAGCACTGAACGCGTCCAACTCCCCGTCATTAAGCCGCTGCACGACACGCTCACGGAACTACGCGCGCTGCCGGGACCGAACCCTCACGACCTCGTGTTCCACCACCCCGACGGATCCCCGATCAGTCAGTCGCAGGACCAGAAAGCCTGGCAGAAGCTCCTCAAGGCGGCCGGAGTGCCTCACCGTCGACAGCACACCCTGCGACGTACTGCCATCACGCTGCTGCGCCACGCGCTGGTCGATGAGCAGACCCGGATGGAACTGTTCGGGCACGCAACTGCTGACACGCAACGCGGCTACGCCGACGCCGACGCCGCTGCCCACAAGGCGGCCATGGCCAAACTCGCCGACCTACTCGCCCCCCAAGACCTCGACGAAGACAACGAAGATTGAACGCCTAGTTGCCCGGAGAATTGGGGCACTGAACATCCAGAACGCGGACCCCGGCCGCCGCGTTCATCGCGCCGTTCGCCGCAGCCGCGGCTGTTGGCCCCCATCCGCCGATGAATTGGCCGCTTTCGGCGACGCCAACGGCTGCGCATTCTCGGTTCGCCCTGACCGCCACGACGCAACCGGTGTTGCCACTGTTGATGCACGTGGCCATTGCCAACTGATCAGCCATGTCCTGGCTGGGAGCAGTTGCGTACCAGCTCGTGCTGTTGTTCATCGTCGAGACGGCCAACGCGACGTAGTCATTCCTGAGGACTCCACCCGCGGGCGCCGATGCAGGTGGCGCGTAGACCGGTCGCTGGTTGTAGCTCGGGGCCTGCCTGCGCTCGTAGGTCAGCTTGTAGTGTCCGGGCCCGGTTTCGAAGCAGTCCGCGCTCGTGTTGCCGCCGGCGTGCAACTGCTGTTCCGCAGCTTGGCAAGCCGCACGGTTCGTACCGAAATCGACGTCATCCGCGCGAGCGATCGCCGGGGCGATGAGCAGAGCCGAAGTGGTCGCCAACGCGGCGATGATGATGCGCAAAAGTCCCCCTGGTGACTGGATGCCTCATCCTAAGAATTACCTGGATGGCTCGCGCAGTGTTCGAGCTGATCAGTCGGTTCTAGATCAGTTCATTCCATTGCTATTTGTTCGCCGTGCTCGCGCGGGGCTGCGACAATCGATCGCAGTTCCCAGCTTCGATTGAGCACGTCGTCGCTGTCTGAAAGTGACTCGTACACAACAAATTCGGCCTTGGTTCGAGGGTGTCCTGGTTGTAGATCCAGCGCGGCTTGGGCGACGTCTTGATCAATCGCTACAGACTTGAAACGCCGTCCAGACTCGGGCTTGAACCACACAATGCCCTCGATGTCGATTGTGCCGTCGACCCGACCAAACAGTGTGACTGCAGTCGGCTCCGGGTTGGCGAGCTTGAGCTCAACAACGAGGCGCGCCGCGCCTGCCGGAGTGATCGCGATGTCAGCCGGAAGAAACCCTCGCTGTTCAATGCGACCACCGACGTGCCAGTGCTGATTGGCGATCTGCCGCGCAGCCCGGCGCAGCGCGTCGCGAGCTTTCCCTGACAGCGGCCCGATCTGCGCGGCCAGAGGCGAATCCTCAGTCATGTCATCGGCATTCGCGAGTATCGCCGCCACGTGACGCAGTGATTCGCTGTCGATTGTGGAGAGCTCACCCATTGAATCGGGCCGCTCGTCGTCATCGTGCGGTGGAATTTCCAAGACCAAACGGACTGAACCGTTCCCCACTCCGCGGACGTGCAGCGACGAGGTGTATCTGTCACGGCCAAGCCGCTTCTTGGCGACCTCTTTGGTGGCGTCAGCGACGCCGGCAACCAGCTTCGCGAAATTGGAGGCTGGGGCGGTATGGCCTTCGACCGACCCCTCAGTCAGATGCAGGTCAAGGCGCGCTTGAGTCGGAGCTGTTTCCTTGCTCCAGATCTTTTCCGCATTGGGGTCGCCTTGGACGGTGCCTGCATACAACTGGCCGAGGGCGAACTGTGTGGTCTGCTCATCCCACCCGTGCTGGCGGGCGGCATTCCGAGTTTCCTTGATCGCGGAACTGAGGAGATCGTCATCGGACATTGCTGAGTAGTCGATGCTCATTCGATCACCTCCACAAACCCTTTACGCATACCTTCGACGATGTGTCCGTCTGCTCCACGAACCTTGGACCAGGTGCGCTTCCACCTCTCGACCTGGGCAGGCACGTCAGCGTTGACGACGTACGCGTCAGTGAGTCCTAGACCAGTATGCAATGCATCGGTGACAACCGAGGGTCCGCCGTCGCCGAGCTGAGCGGTGACGTTGGACAGAGTCCACAACGGTCGCGCCCTGTCCATGTTGGCTCGATCGTAGGCGCTTGCAGGGATCAAGACAGCGATATCAGCGTCACGAGGCGCTTTCCACTGTTTGTGCGTGACGAAGCCGCCATCAAGCCAAATCACCGGACTGTGGCCTTTGAACAGGCTGCGGATCATCGTGATGTGCACCTCAAGGACGGTGGCGATTAGCCGGCGCTTTTCCCGCTGATCTTCGGGCGCCTCATCTACGAATCGTGTTCGTACTTCGGCGAAAGTGGCCCGGTACGGCTTGTCTGACGGTGGAAGGATGCCGAACTCGTCATCAGTGCACGCTGGCAGCAATGTCAGAAATCCCAGCCGTCATCGACAAGTTCGGGTCGCTTCGTCTTGATGTAGTCGGCCCACAGCGGATCCGCTGCCGCGGCCTGCTGAAGTTCGGCGTCAGTCATCTTGGCTGCACGGCTATCTGACGGCATATCTTCCCCCAATTCTGTGATGCTGCTGTCAGTTTCGCTGGCACTGACGCGCGCGTCAGCATCGACAGCATCACGATCACGTTGAGAGTTAGTTTCGCTAGGTAACCGACGGTTCTGTCCACCTGTGTCGCTTATCTCCAATTCGGAGGTCGGCGACTGACTGTCGTTCGCTAAACGCTCATTACGGGACGGGTCTTGAGCGGCTTCCCGCGATGGTTTCGATTCCCGTTCTAGATCGGTCAGCAAGTCGAAGATGTCCGGCCCGGTTCGGGCTCTCCGGATCTCCCGTTTGATCCGACGAAGGCGCTCTGCCGAACCGGCCGCGTCGACCGCGGCGTCATGCACCGCCTGCGTCAGGTACTCCACTGCACTGACTAGCTCGCCTACCTCCCAGATGTAGTTCTCGACTTCTTGTTCATCCGACAGGTCAGGTTCCATCAGTCCCGAGGCGGCAGATTCAGCGTCGTCGGATAGGAATGACAGCTCGACCATCGTTGCGATGTGTGGAGACTCTGCTGCTGGTGTATCTCGAACCCGGTGAACCACGCTGTTGCGTGCGGCGAGCGTCTGTACCAACCAGTCCTTCTCTTCTGGAGTCCGGTCCTTCTCTGGCTTGGCCTCGATGAACGCCCGACGCTCAAGGAACGCGATCTCCCTCTGCTGGCGGGTGTAGTTCTGCCGTTTTGCGTCCCGATTGATTGCAATGTGGCCGGCCAGAATTCCCGCGGCGGTCCCGGCCCCCCATGCCAGTCCTTGATCGAGCTTCCTGAGCGTCTCTTCGACGGCTCGCGTTGGTCGCCATTCGTTGGCTTCGATCTTGCTGATCGTCGTGTCTGACGGACCGCCTGCGTCGGCTATCGCCTTCTGACTGCGCATACCCCTCGCGGCCTTCACGGCTACTGCGAGTTGTTCCCAGCGGGGCTCGTTGTCCATACCGCCAACAATGCCGAAAAAGTTAGGCAAACAAAAGCCCAGTTAAGCAAACATCTCGATTCGGGCCGGACCAGCGACGTTGCTTACATGGATGTCGTTCTGCACGTAGACAAATGTTTTCCACGGAAAACGGTTGCCCTTGCCCTATGTTTGCTTTAACGTTGGCCATGTGAGCAAGTCAGCCGCAACGAAGGCCGCGAGGTATCGCAATCAAAGGCCAAGCGCCAATGTTCCGGTTGTTTCGATCGGCGTCCTACGCAAGGCCAAGGGGCTGACGCTGCAGGCCGTTTGCGACCACATCAACGAAGAGTTCACGTTCTCGAAGCCGGTCGAGCGCGGAACCATCAGCGCCATCGAGAACGGCCATCGCGGCGCAAGCACTCAGATGCTCGCTGCCATCGCCAGCGCGCTCGGAATCCCGGTCGAAGTGATCGACACCCAGTACGAGCCACGCAAGTCGCGCCACATCGCTGGCGTAGTCGCCTAACGAAATGCGCCCTCACCCGGGGCAACGGATGAGGGCAACGACAACAGAGAAGGAAGCTCCGTGTCAGACACGAAGAATACCCAGCTGGTCCCGATCGCGGTACCGCACACCGACCGGTTGATCATGGCCACCCTCGTCGACGGCCAGCCGATGGTCTCGCTGCGACACGCCTGCGAGTCGATCGGAATCGACACCGAGAACCAGCGCAAGAAGCTCGACGGCAAGTCATGGGCAGTCGCGGTGCTCATCACCGCGACTGGATCAGACGGCAAGTCCTACCAAATGACGATGATCGACCGCCGCACGTTCACGATGTGGCTGGCCACCATCGACGCAAATCGCGTGTCGTCCGAAGCGCGTCCGGTCATCGAGGCATTCCAAGCCGAGGCTGCCGACGCGCTCGATGCCTACTTCAACGAGGGCGGCGCCATCAACCCGCGCGCGACCGAAGATCAGCTCGACCACTTGGCCCGGCGCGCTCAGGCTCAGGCTGGCGTCCTGCAGGCGCTCCGCGGGATCGTCGACCCGAAGCACCTCGAAGCGAAGGGGCGCATCGTCCTGGCCCGTGCGCTCGGCGAAGCGCCAGAGATCGAACCGCAGGACCTGCCGCTGTACGTGCATGACTACCTACGTGAGAAGGGGCTCAGGCGGGACCTGATTGAGGCGAAGGCCTCTGGTTTCGGCAAGCGGCTGAAGGCGCTCTACACCGTTGAGCGCGACCGGGCGCCCGAGATGCACCCGCAGGAGCTGTCTGGCGGCCGTGTCGTTCAGGTGTGCTCCTATACCGAAGCTGACCGTCCGCTCTTCGACTCCGTGTGGGCCCGGCACTACGCGAACACTGTCGCTGAGTCTGCGCTGACCGTAGTTCGGGGCGGAGTGTCCTGATGTCATCGCTCAAAGACACTGCCGCGCAGTCGAATGTCCTCGACGGGACCATCTACGCGTACGACCCCGTGCCAGGTGAAGGCGTCCACGCAACGATCGCCGGCCGCGACGGTCAGGTGTACATCGTCGCGTTCGACTTCACGGACCTGGCTGTTCTCCATCGGGCCGCGACAGCTGCAGATGACGGCTCCTGTGCTGGGTTGGAGCAGATCGACCGGACTCGAATCACCCCAGCCGGTCTGCCGTTTCTTGCTGACCTGGTCGACCAGGAGAACGGCAAGTGACTCAGCATTTCTCGCCGCGGCCCAAGGTTCAGCACTTTCCAAAGTCGAAAAAGCCTGTGTGGCAATCGAAAACAGGGGGATCGAAGTGACCGTTTGGCTCACGAAGGCCGAAGCGGCGAAGTACGCCAAGGTGTCGGATCGTCTGATCCAGAACGCGGTCATCGCCGGTGAACTGCCAGCATATGCGGTGGGCGAGGGGCGAACGTATCGGCTTCGGGCTGAAGACATCGACGAATGGCTGATGTCGAAGAGCTACGAGCCGTCGAAGTCCGCATGATCGGGGCGGTCGGAGTCTTCGAACTGGGCGCGCTGCTGGGCATTGTCCTGCGGCTGGGTTGGCATGTGCTGATCGGTGGTCGGTGATGACCCCGGTACTCGACGTGCTCAACGCCGACGTGCGGCCCGGCGGATCGCGGCGGCCGCTGTGAGATTCCTCGACGGGCTCCTCACGTGGTGGATCAATACCGTTTGGCCGCTTGACCGTTCGGTCTGCGCGGGCATGTCGGCGGCGGCTGACGCGCAGGCGGTCCGCGAGGAAAACGAGCTGATCGACTTCTTCATCTCCAATGCTGGTCCTGGCGTTGCGTCAGGGCCTGGTCCCGGGGCGGTCGACGCCGAACCCCCCACCGCTCCCGCCCCGGGACCACTCAACGACTACGGCATTCCGCCGTGCAAGCGGGTTCGGCTGGACCGATTCACCGCTGCCACCAACAGGTTTCAGAGATAGATCGGCCCGCGCCAGCTGCAACCTGGCACGGGCCACGACATAGAAGGGATCCCCATGTCAAACCGTAGTTTACCCCCCGACCCGCCAACCTGGCGGGACCGCATCTGGGCCGCGCTGTGGCTCACCGTCGCGTTCTCCATCGTGACGATCGGCATCGTCCTGGTGCCGGTCCCCGCACACGCCGATACGCCGTTCGTGATGTGCCCGAGCGGGCGCGCTGGCGTCGCCACGGCAGTCACCAGTTGCGCGTTCGCCGACAACGTCCGCCGCGGGTATCTCAGTCAGGGCAGCGGTGAAGTCATCGCCTACAGCCCGGTCACCGATGCCGTGTACGACATGTGGTGCCAGCCCGGATACCGGGCCGCATTCAACAACGGCGCCGTGGTGACCTCGGCGCTGTGCGTCGGCGGCAGCAACGCGGCGGTGGTGGTCTGGTGAGCGCGATGACCAAGGCCATGGCGCGTCCGGCCCACGAGCTGTCGCAGGCGGTCGGCGCGGCAATCGCCATCGTGGCGGCTCATGACCACAGGTCGGTTGACCCCGCGAGCGTCGTCACTTTCACCTTTAAGTGCGGTGAGGTCCACGCCGAGTTCCTCACGGCCGTTGTCGGACTGGAAGTTCGGCTTCTCGATTTCGACGCCGACTGCGAAGAGATATGGGCCGACGTCGACCGGCAGCTGTCCAAGTGGCACGAGGAAATCTGGTCGGACTACGAGCTGGTGGAGGCGGCGTGATCGAGCAGACATCAGAAGCGATACGAGACCGCCGCGCACGCATCCAAAAGATGGCGGCCGAAGGGGCGACCAGCCAGGAGATCGCCGAGGTGATGAACATCTCCGAGCGTACGGTCGAGCGTCACCGCACAGCATCAGGCATGAAGTCGCCGCGTCGTGACTACCGGATCAACACCACTGGCGAATACTGCCCAGTCTGCAATCGCCGCGTCGGCGCAACCACACTGAGGTACAAGGCGCACAAGACAATTCCGGCCGGTGATGATCTGTGCTCGAACAGTCTGATGCCGCTTCAGGTCGTGGAGGGCACACCACAGACCCACGACCGTCGATGCAGGCAAGTGGCGCTGCTCGCCGCGAGCATCCAGGACGAGAACCCGTTGCATGTCGACCGTTACCTCACTGGGTTGTCGGCGCACGAGGTCCAGGCCATCGCCATGTACGCGCTCGCCGCGATCGATCTGGACCGCACCCAGCGTGAGTTGTGGCCCGACTGGACCGAGTTGCTGGAGGTCGGAGCGTGACCGCCATCAAGCCCGGATCGCTCGAGTGGCTCAAGATCATCACACCGTCGAAAGTGCCGTCGATCCTTGGTGTTTCGCGGTGGAAGTCTCAGCGTGAACTGTGGCTGGAAATGGCCGGCATCATCGAGCCCGCGCCGATCTCCGAGGCCAAGCAGGACGATTTCGACTATGGCCACGCCGTCGAACTGGCCGCCCGCGAGTACTGGCTGTACAAAGCGAATCGCGGGCTGGAGGACGGCAAGGGCTGGCGGCTCTCGCGCGGCGAGGTGCAGTACAGCGATCCCGACCTGCCGTTCGGCAACCTGGCGACCGTCGACCTCCGGGCGTCGATTGGCAGCAAGCGCCGATGCGTCGAGGTGAAAAAGTCTCGCTCGCTTGAAGAGTGGGGCGACGACGGTACCGGCGTGGTTCCGCAGGACTACGCCGCGCAGGTCATGACCCAGATGCTCATCACCGGATGGCACGGCCAGGCCGACCTGGTGCTGTGGCCGCAATTCGGAATGCCGCGCATCTACGTCATCGAGTGGGACCAGGACGTTGCCGACTGGATCGTTGAGCAGTGCGTTGCGTGGACTGAGTCCCTGGCGGCGAAAGAACCGCCGCCGCTGGATGATTCGGTCTCCTGCTACGAGGCTATCCGGCGTCTGCACCCGGACATCGACGGCAGCGAGGTCGAGGTGCCGCCGGAGCTGGCGCGGGGCGTGCTCGATTGGCACCGCGAATCAGAGGGCGCCGAGAAGCGGTTACGCGGCCACAAGACAGAACTGCTCGAACTGATGGGCAACGCGAAAACCGCCGTCTGCGACGGCATCAAGATCGCCGGCCGCCAGCCCGGCACGCGGGGCTCGGTGTCCCTCGTCATCGCCAAGAAGAACTACGAAGCGCTGTTCGAGCGCCACCCATACCCCGAACTGACCACGACAACGGAAGAGATCGCATGACCACCGAAATCGACACGGCGACAACCACAACACTCGCCATTGCGGAGAACCAGGCCGAGTTCACCGAGGCGCAGGTCGCCGGGCTCAAGCAGCTCGGCGTCGAGAGTGCCACGCGCGGCGATCTGGACGTGTTCTTCCACACCGCGAAACGCCTTGGGCTGGACCCGTTCCAGAAGCAGATCTACATGATCGGCCGCAAGACGAAGGTCGGCGGATACAACGGCGAGCCTGAACGGTGGGAGACCAAGTACACGATCCAGGTCGGCATCGACGGATTCAGGGTCACCGGCTACCGCGCGGCGCGCCGCGAAGGCCTTCCGCGCCCGGTCGTGCACCGCCAGTTCTGCGGCCGCGACGGCGTATGGCGCGACGTGCTCATCGAGGACGGCCCACCAGTCGCCGCAAAGTGCGTGATCACCTGCGCCGGCGAGGTTGTCGGCGAGGCCGTCGTGAAGTTCGCCGAGTACGCGCAGACGACGCGCAACGGGAGCCTCACGCAGATGTGGAGCGAAAAGGGCACGACCATGATCGGCAAGTGCGCCGAGGCCGCGGCCTGGAGAGTTGCTTTCCCGCAGGACTTCTCAGGCGTCCACGAGCCGGCGGAATTCCACGAGGTGATCGACGGGGAGGTCGAGCCGGTCAAGGTCCGTTCGGAGCGGGCCCGCGGTGTCGCCGCGCTGCGCGAGGCGGCATCGGCCGCGAAGTCGGCTACGAGCCAGGAATCGGCACCGGCCGTTGATCCAGAAGCCGCCACGCGGCAGCGGTGGGTCGACAGCCTGGCCAAGCTCTGGGAAAAGGCCGACGTCGCGAGCCCCGTCTACCAGGCGGACATCATGACCGCGATTCTCGGCCGCTGCCCTGACGCCGATCTGACCGATGTCGACCTGGTCAACGTGGTCAAGAAGCTCGACGAGTGGCACAAGAAGGGCGAGACCGAAAACCAGATCCGCGAAATCCTCAACGCCGCAGCACTCGTGGCGGCCAACGCCGAGCAGCAGTCCGAATAACCGTCCTTCCCAACACGAAAGGCAACACACATGTCCGAATCCGAATCCCAGCAGGAAGCCAGCACAGAACTGCAGCCCGGTGACGTCACCGACTTCCTGGTGGTGCTCGCCCAGCTGAACAAGGGCAGAACCCAGGTCGAGGCGACGAAGGCGCTGCACGAGGTCGTCGAGGCTGCGCTGGCGACCGAGAAGAAGGGCGGCTCGGTCACCTTGAAGATCAAGGTCGAGCCGCTCGAATCCGGCGCGGTGTCCCTGATCCCGGATGTCTCCTGCAGCCCCGCGAAGGACCCCGCCGGGACCATCTTCTTCGCCGACGGCGAGGGCACCCTGTCGCGCGACAACGCCGGCATGTTCTACGGCAACCACTGACCACCACACCACCAACCAGACAAGGATAAAAACGCATGTCCGACAACACCATTGAACTGCCGAACCACACTGTCGAACTCATCGACGAGCCCGTCGCCGACAGTCCGCTGTACCTGGCGACCGCGAACGCGGCGCACAGCCTCGAGCAGCGCGTCATCGACGTCCGCAAGGAGGCGCCGGACGCGTTCCCTCCCAGAACGGTCGTCGAGCGCGTGGTGACCGATCAGGACTCGTTCGCCGCCGAACTCAAGCGCCGCAAGCTGGTCGAAGGCAAGTCGACGGTGTGGGGCAATCGGCAGCGCGGTGAGATCACCGCCATCTACGACGAGCTCTCGCCTGACGCGGTGGAGGAGTATGAGCGCCGGCATGACCGGTTGACGCTGCGGTTCGTCGCTGACCCCGACTGGACAACCCTGTTCAACGCGGCTGACGCCAAGTGGCACGGCCAGGAAGCATTCGGCGACCTCATCGAGACCGCCGGCCACCTCATCACGAGCCACCCCGCGGCGGAACTGATGGAGATCATCGACAGCATCCGCGCCAGCTCGAAGGGATCATTCGAGTCTCGGATCAACCGCGCGAACGGAAGCCAGAACCTCACCTACAGCGAAGAGGTCACCGTGCGAGGCAAGACCACCTCGTCGACCAAAGACATTGAGGTTCCCAAGGAAATCGTCTTCGCTGCGCGCCCGTACGAGGACTACCCACTGATCTCGGTGACCTGCTGGCTGCGGCTGAACATCAACCAGGGGAACCTCGTGCTGGGCTTGTTCCCGCAGCCGTACCAGCACCTCGTGCGCGACGCGTGGAAGGTCGTCGTCGGCGAGGTGTCCGAGAAGATCGGCGCCAAGGTCTACGCGGCCAACACCGGTCGGTGAAATGCAAGCACTGCCACCAGCCGGTCGCGAAGTTTCCGGGCGGCTGGTGGCACCTCATCCCCGGACTGAGCTATCGGGCGTGCCGAGACGAGACCGGGAAGGTCATCGGTAGCACGCTCGCCGAACCAGCGGAGGACGCTGAATGAGCACCATCCAAGTTATCCAGACCTACACCGTGATCCATTGCGGCGAGTGCGGAGTTCCGTTCGCGCTCAACGACGAATTCATCCGTGAACGCCGCAATGACCACAAGACCTGGTATTGCCCGAACGGTCACTCCCGCTACTACCCGGAGAAGATCGAGACCGAGCAGGCCAAGGCCCAGGTTGCGCGTCTACAACGGCAACTCGCGAACCGGGACGAAGACCTGCGCGCCGAGCGCGCAGCACACAAGGTCACAGAACGGCGCCGCGCCGCGGCGAAGGGACAGCTGACCAAGACGAAGAAGCGTGTCGCCAACGGCGTGTGCCCATGCTGCAACCGGACGTTCGCAGACCTCGCGCGCCATATGGCAGGCAAGCACCCCGAGTACGCCTTCGCGGTCGTGCAGCAGGCATGACCACGATCCTCGAGCTGCGCCCCCTGCGACCCGCGTCCGGGCCCGATCTGGAGACCCGGGCGCGGTGCCAGGACGACCGGCACCCCGTCGGCGCGGTGCACCCGTACTGGTTCGGCGGCGAGCCGGGCTCGTTCTGCCACTGCGGCCGCGTCATCTACCGCGGCAACTTGCCGATCGTGCGGTGGCCCAGGCCGCCCCGAATCCCCACTGTCAGACCACTCTTCGCCCGTAAGGCACTGTCATGAACCACCCCGAACTCCATGAGTCCAATGGCCGGCGCACCATCGTCGCCGCGGCACGCACCGTCGCCCAGGCTTGCGCCGGCATCGACATCATCGACGCCCACGAGCCCACCAGCGTGCGGGACGCGCGCGCCGCGTTCCGCTACCGGCACGTGCTGAAGGCACGACACCAACACCCGGATTCATCGCTCGCTGAGATCGCGGCCGCACTCGGCGTCAGCAAGGACACCTACTCGGCCGCGCTCCGCCGCGCCCTGGCGTACGCCGCCCGGCTGGCCGCAGCGCAGAAGACCGGCAGCGCGGCATGAGCGAACCCAGCGAGCAGCCGACAGCGGCCCGGCAGTGGCTCCCGCGCCTCCTGTCCGGCCAACCACACCAGGTCATCGGCGGTCCGGCTGATCCGTACCTGCGCCGCTGGTACGTCATCCCCAGGAACCCGGTGCTGAACGTCTACGTCCACCAGTTCCTCCGCAGCGATGACGACCGGGCACTGCACGACCACCCGTGGTGGTTCGTCAGCCTGATCCTCAAAGGCGGCTACAACGAGATCGCGGAGAAGGGCAACCGCACCCGCCGCGCTGGTTCGATCGCGTTCCGGCCGGCCACGTGGCGTCACCGCGTCGTTCTGTGGATTACCGACGAAGACGACGGCCGCAGCAACTGCCGTCAACTGCCGTGTTGGACGTTGATCGTCACCGGCCGCCGTTCCCGCACCTGGGGCTTCTGGTGCAAGCGCCAGAGCCCATTCCTGCAGCGCGTCGTCGGTGACCGGTTCGTGCCGTGGACGCAGTGGGGCGACGCCGGATGCGGTGAGCGCTGATGAATGCCTGCGAAGACCAGACCGAACCGCTCGGCGAGGCTCCGGAGATCACACCAGAGCAGGCGAACCTCGTGCGCTGCTTGTGCTTCGACACGTTGCTCTGCGCTGACAAGGCCCGTCGGCTCGGATGCACCCCGGGCGCCTGCCCAGAGCTGGAGTCGTGATGCTGACCCTGACCGATTTGTTCTGCGGGGCTGGCGGATCCAGCACCGGAGCCGCGCAGATTCCCGGCGTCGAAGTGGCGTGCGCCGCGAACCACTGGCAGCTGGCCGTCGACACACACGCGGAGAACCACCCCAACGCCGACCACCGCTGCGCTGACCTGTCGCAGATCGACCCGCGGTACTTCCCGCGCACCGTCCTCGGATGGTTTTCGCCGTCGTGCACGCACCACACCGTGGCCCGGGGGCAGAAGCTGATCGATGGTCAGGCTGATCTGTTCGGCGAAACGCTGCCCGACGCGGCGGCCGAACGCAGCTGCGCAACGATGTGGGACGTTGTTCGGTTCTCCGAACATCACCGCTACGAGGCAGTGATCGTCGAGAACGTCGTCGATGTCTACCGCTGGCCGCCATTCCAATCATGGCTTGCCGCAATGGACTCGATCGGCTACGCGCACCAGATCGTCTACCTGAACTCGATGCACGCCCAGGTATTCGGCCCTGGTGCACCGCAGTCGCGTGACCGCATCTACATCGTGTTTTGGCGGAAAGGGAACACCGCGCCGGACCTGCGCCGCGTCACGCGCCCGAACGCCGTATGCACTACCTGCGGGCCCGTCCGGGCCATGCAGGTGTGGAAGCGCCCAGACCGAGCGCCGTGGGGCCGGTACCGGTCGCAGTATGTGTACCGGTGCCCGAACGTGAAGTGCCGCAACCAGGTTGTGGAGCCCGCGTTCCGGCCGGCCGCCGACATCATCGACTGGGCGCTGCTCGGCACGCGGATCGGCGACCGCGACAAGCCGCTGGCCGAGAAGACCATGGCCCGCATCCGGGCCGGCATCGATCGGTACTGGGCGCCGCTGCTGGTGCCCGTTGAAGGGCGCGAGGGGAAGGCCGCTGCGCCGACCGATCAGCCCGCACGGACGATGACCACCCGCAGCGAGACCGGGCTGTTGGTCCCGACTGGCGGCACCTGGCGCACCGACGCGACTCACACCGATGACCCGTGCCCGACCCGCACCACACGGGAGAACGACGGCGTAGCAGTCATGCCGTTCATCGCGGAGCTGCGCGGCGGCGGGTCGAAGCACCGGCCGGTGTCCGACCCGCTGTGCACCGTCGTGGCCAACGGGAATCACCACGGCCTGGTGACGACGTACTACGGCAAGGGCGGCAGCCAGCCGACCAGCTCGGCGCTGCCGACAGTGACCGCGGTGGAGAAGCACGCGCTGCTGATGCGGAACAACTCTTCCAAGGGCGACGGCGCCGAGATGGTCACGCCCGCATCCGAACCGACGCGAACCGTCACCACCAAGGGGCACCAGTCGCTGCTGGCCGCCGAGCGGCCGACCATCGACCCGAACGACGTCCTGTTCCGGATGCTCGAGCCCCGCGAGATCGCCGCGGCGATGGACTTCCCGACCGACTACCGGATCCTCGGCAACCGGCGCGAGCAGGTCCGCCAGGCCGGCAACGCCGTCACACCGCCCGCGGCACGGGACCTGGTCGGGATCGTCGCTGAGTCACTGGGCGTGGTCGCGTGAGCGCGCCGCCGATGGCCTATTACGGCGGCAAGACGCGGCTGGCCGCGAAGCTCGCCGCGCTGCTGCCGGCCCACGAGCACTACATCGAGCCGTTCGCGGGAGGCCTCTCCGTTCTGCTGGCCAAGCGGCCGAGCCGGATGGAGACCGTCAACGATCTCGACGGCCTGCTGATGACTTTCTGGCGAGTACTCCGCGAGCATCCAGAGCAGCTGGCCCGCGTCTGCGCGCTCACGCCGCACGCTCGCGCTGAACACGCGCTCACCCGCGGTGCGGACCTCGCCGGTCTCGATGACATCGAGATCGCTCGCCTCGTATGGGTCCAGATCACGCAATCGCGCGGCGGCACAATGCGATCGAGCACCGGCTGGCGGTCCTACGTCAACCCAGGCGGCAACTCGACCGGAATGCCCGGTTACCTCACTGCCTACGTCGACCGCATGGCCGCAGCAGCCGAGCGGCTGCACCACGTCAGCCTGGAGTCGCTGCCTGCGCTCGAAATCATCGAGAAGTACGGCGTACACCCGAAATGCTGCCTGTACGTCGAATCGAGAAGTACGGCGTACACCCGAAATGCTGCCTGTACGTCGACCCGCCATATCTCGGCGCCACCCGCAGCACGCGAGGCGGCGGCAACGGATACCGGATCGACATGCCCGACCACGCCGACCACGTCGAGCTGCTCTGGGCGCTGATGGCCTGTCGCGCATCGGTGGTGCTGTCCGGCTACCCGTCCGATCTGTACGACACCGCGCTGGCCGGCTGGCACCGCATCGAGATTCCCCACATGACCGGCCAAGGGAACGGCGCGAACCAAGCACGCACCGAGGTGATCTGGTCGAACCGGCCGATCAGTCAGCAGCAGTCGCTGTTCGACGAACACCGAGAGTCAGCGTCATGAGCGACGGCCTGTTCGATGTGCCGGACAGCGCGTACACGATTCCGCCGGCGCCAGAGGTGCTGTCTCGTGGTGAGCGGCGGGCCCGTCTGGTGGCCACCCGCATCGCGCGTGGTGAGCATCCGCTGGGCCGGATCCGGATTCACGCGGACGCGGCGCGTGAGCGTGGGGGCCAGGGCCTCAGGTGCGGCGGATGCCGCTTCCGGGAGCTGCTCGAGCACCACAACAAGACCTACCCGAAATGCCACCTGCCCCTGCAGATCGGGGAGCGCACGACCTACCCGCGGGACACCGGCTGCGAATCATCCGACATCCGCGCCTGGTGGCCCGCCTGCACCGACTACCAACCACGAGAGGACTGACCAATGGATTTCAACCGACTGCTCGACGGTCTGCACGGCTGGCCCGCGGCCACGGTGCTTATCGTCGTGATTCTGGCCGTGACCGCGGTCATCGTCGCCTTCATCCGGTGGCGCTGACGATGGCCGAGTTCAACCGTGTTCTCCCAGTGCATGTCCCGACCGTGGGATTCAAGGGCCGGGACACGACGGATGCCAAGGCGTTTCGGACGGCCGCCGAGAAGCTCGACCGGGGTTACGACGTGGGCGGCTCCAACATGCGTGCCGCTGTCGCCGCACTACTCCGGGGTGCGGCCGCCGCGCTGGATGCCGCTGGCCAGCCGGATCCGGAGTGGTCGTTCTGGGACTACCAACAGCAGGTGCGAGCCAATGGCTAAGGCGCGCAAGCATCGCCACAACCTGGGCTACATCTGCGGCGGCAACTACTCGCTGTTGCAGAAGCGTTCGGAGTGTCCGAACACGTTGCACGACTGGCCACTTCCCGACGGGTACGGCGACGCGCACGACGTCGCGAACGCCCGCATCGCGAACCGATGGAGCAGTCAGAAATGCCCCGACTGCGGCCTGTACGGCTGGACACCTGGCCGGGAGACGCGGAGTACCAACGCCGTCTACGTCCCAGCAGCATCGGCAGGAGAGCCCGAATGATCAACTTGGGAACCGATCCGCGCGCACCGTGGGTTGTCTTCCGCGACAAGCCGATGCGTGCCCGGATCGACGCCGCGCGGTACTGGCTGCGCAACGTCGGCCGGCCGTACCCGCCGATCGAGATCGTCCGCGCCATGGCGGTCTTCGGCCTCAACAGCAACCCGACCATCACCGCCTACACCTTCGAGAACGGCGTCGAGCACCGCCACGACGCCAACCCGTTCACAAAGGTGATGGCCGCGTTCGCCCAGCTCGCCGACCAGATGAACAAGTCCACGGACCGACTGCGCGACTTCTTCCAAGCCCTAGCCGACCACGCCAACGCCAGCAGAAAGGGAAACCGATGACGGTCTACTGCTACGACACTGAATTCCTCGAGGACGGTTCGACGATCGACCTGATCTCGATCGGCATCGTCTGCGAAGACGGCCGCGAGTACTACGCGGTCAACGTCGACTGCGACTTCGCGCGGATCTGCAACGACGACTGGCTGTGGGCGAATGTTGTGCCGCATCTGCCGACGACGAAAACGGACTGGGACGACCCGATACGCGGTCGCTTCGGGGATACTCGCCTGGACCTTCGCGCCGCCGCCGTGAAGCCAAAATGGGTGATCGCCAACGAAGTTCGCGAATTCATGGTTGGTGACATCGCCGATAGTGACGAGGCGATCGCCGAGGCGATGTTGCCCGAGCTGTGGGCCTACTACGGCGCATACGACCACATCGCCCTCATGCAGCTGTGGGGCCCGATGATCAACCACCCCCGGTTCATCCCGATGTGGACGCACGACCTGATGCAGCTGATCGAGCCGCTGGCCGGATTCGAGAATCCCGTCCAGTCGGTCGACGAGCACAACGCCCTAGCCGACGCCCGCTGGAACTACTCGGTGCTGTGCGCGGGCCAGCGATATGCGGCTGGGCAGGTCGACGGTCTGGCGCCGATCCGCGAGGCGCACAACGAATACCAGGCCGCACTCGCGCGACGCGAACACGGTGCCGTCGCGGCCGATCACTTCATCCGCACCGTCGAAGAACACCTAGAGAGGAACGCCTGAATGGATATCTGCTTTCTTGACACCGAGACCCTCGGCCTGGACCCACAGGCTCCGATATGGGAATTCGCCGCCATCCGCGTCCGCCCTGGATTCCCGGTCGAGACCAGAGAATTCACGATCAAGCACCTGCCAGACCAGTGGGTCGACGAGATGGCCGCACAGGGGACAAAGGGCGCTGCGCTGGCGGCGGACTACGAATCCCGGTACCGGCCCGAGCACGCCCTTCACGCCGCGGAAGCCGCCAAGGAAATTCACGCCATCACCGACGGCGCGCAGGTCATCGGCTGCAATCCCGGCTTCGACCTCGATTCCAGACGACTGAGTGACCTGTTGTGGGAGAACGGAATCGAACCCGCCTGGCACTACCACCCCGACGACATCAGCTCGATGGCGAAGGGCTGGCTGGCCGCCGCCGGCCGACTGCCCGCGCCGCCGTGGTCATCGGATCAACTCTCGATCGCCCTCGGCGTCGACCCGGCCAAGTTCGCGCGGCACACCGCCATGGGCGACTGCCGATGGGTGCAAGCCCAGTACGCCAAGATCATGCAGCCCGCGCCGCGGCTGGAATCGCTGCCAGCCGCCGCCGTCGCTGACGTCGACATGATCGCTGCCGCTATCGAAGCGGCGATACGAACGACGTTCACGACGGTAGGTGACGCGATCGGAGTCGACGGGGATCTGGACAACTACGTCATGGTGCACCTGCCGGAGCCCGTGGGCATCAACGGCACTGACAACTGCATCTGGTCGCGGGAGCCGCACTACATCGAGCAGGAGTTCAACGGCGACATCGTCATCAACGACCGGCTCGGCATCGACGCTGACGACCTGGCCGCTGTCGGCTCAATCCTGCTCGCCGCCAACAAGTCTGCCGGCGGTAACCGATGAGCGCCGATGACGTGATCACCCGCGCCAAGGCCGCGCTGACAGCACTCAATTCATCAATGTACGGCGGCAGCGCGGAGCAAGGAGCGCTCAGGCAGATCGCCCGCGAGAACACGTTCATACGCGCATCCCGCGAGCTCATGCCGGAGCTCGTCGCGGAGATCGAGAAGCTACGCGCCGCACTCGCGGACCTGGTCGACCCCGACGACTGCCACTTCGACCACAACGGCGACTGCCAAGCACACGGATTCTTCGGCGGCCCGTGCGGACATGCCGTGGCCAAGGAATTGCTGGGCGGTGCCTGATGGGCTGGGCTGTCGGCTACGACCCGAACTGGAAGCGGGACATCGGATACGGCGTCCCCGCGAAGTGCGACCACCCGGACTGCCCCGAGCGGATCGACCGTGGCCTCGCGTACGTCTGTGGTGACGAACCGTACGGCGGTGAGCACGGTTGCGGCCTGTTCTTCTGCTCTGGTCATCTGTCGTTCAAGGTCGACGAGCTGGGCGGCATCGCGGGCCCGCAGCAGTGCGAGAAGTGCGCTGCGGGGGAGGAGCCGTTCACCGCTAAACCTGATGTGCCCGAGTGGATCAACCACAAGCTGGCCGACCCGAGCTGGCAGCAGTGGCGCGACGAATACCCCGAAGAGGTCGAGAAGATGCGGGCGGCGGTGGGCCAGTGAGCAGCCTCAGCGTCACCTTCACCCGCCGCGCCGCCATCCGCGACCAGAGATGGCGCGACCACGCCGCCTGCCGCGGCGCCGACCCTGAGCTGTTCTTCCCAGCACCGCCGCCCGCCGGCCGCGGCAAAGCGGTACGCGAGGCCATCGCCAAGGCCGAAGTCGCCGCCAGGGAAGCCAAAGCCATCTGCGCCTGCTGCCCAGTGCGCCTCGAATGCCTGCGCGACGCAATGGAATCCGGCGAGCAGGGCATCCTGGGCGGCCACACGCACGCCGAACGCGAAGCGCTGAAGGTCCTGAACGCATCGAAGGCATCGTGAGCGACCCGCGGATGACCGCCCTTTTCACCCCCGAGCAGCTGCGCCAGATGGGCCGCTGCGCCGAGTGCGGCTGGCACCCGAACACCCAAGGGCACAGCCCCGATTGCACGAGAGAGGACACCGATGGCCAGAGCGACCGGTAAAGACCACGCCGAGATCAATCTCGACATCTGGGGAGACGACGACTGGCTCGACCTCACCCCGCCCGCGCAACACCTGTACTTCGTGCTCTGGACCAGCCCACAGCTGTCCTACTGCGGCACAGGAACCTGGCACCCGGGCCGCATCGCATCTCTGGCCCGCGGCTGGACCCCGGCCGCAGTGGAAACGGCCGGCGTCGAGCTGTCGGCCGAGATGTTCCTTATCGTCGACACCCTTACCGAGGAGTTCCTGCTGCGGTCGTGGATCAAGCACGACGGCATCTGGAAGAAGCCGAACATGGCCGTGTCGATGGCCAATGCTCGGGCCGCGCTGGCGTCGCGGACGCTGCGCGGTGTCATCGTGCACGAGGCAAAGAAGATCAAGGCCCGCAACGAGGCCGACGCGAAGACCGACCCGGAGGTGGTCGTGTCGACGGGCTGGCAGCGCGAGGCGGTCAAGAATCTGCTGGCGCAGAAGGCGATTGACCCGGCGTCGTTGCCGCCATTTACCCCCTCGCTAACCCCTGTTCTAACCCCTGTCGTAACCCCACCGCTAGCCCCCGGTGTAACGGTTAGCAGGGGGGTAGGGGTTAACCCCCCGTCCAACCCGGGGCCTACTCCGTCTCCTGCTCCTACCTCCAGCTCCATTCTCCAAAGTGGTTACGTAACAGGGGAACGTCACCAAGCCGCCGAACCCGACCCGAACGACACACCACCACGCTTCTGCCCGAAACACATGCCCGACGGCTGGCCCCAGAAGTGCCCCGACTGCATCGTCCAGAACCGCGCCTGGACCAGATGGCAGGCCAACGCCTCACGCGCAGCCGACGACGCCCAACGCCAAGCCGCGCTCGACGCGGCAGCCGAACGCGAAGCCGACGCCGTCGCCAGAGCGCTCGCGATCGTCAACTGCGACGAGTGCGACGACGACGGATACCGCGCCGGCCTCGTCTGCGCACACAACCCCGGCCAGGCCGACACCATCACCCGCGGCATGGCTGCCGTCCGGGCCGCGCTCACCAAGACCGGAACCGACGATGCCTGACCGATACGGCGACGAAGACCAGGTCGGCGACTTCGACTCACGCCGCCGAGCCCGCGAATCCGCCGAAGCGGTCGAGCGCGCCCGGCAACAACGCGAACGCCTCGGCGAAACCCGCACCGCGCACGCCGGACTCACTTCCCAGCAGGCCGACGCGGTACGCGCACACCGGCACACCGTCACCACCCAGGCCGAGAAGCGCCGCAACCAGATCCGCATCGCTAACTGCCAGCTATGCGACACCGACGGATATACCCCCAACGGCGTCGTGTGCGACCACATCGACCACACCGAAACCAACCAGCGCGGACTCGCCAAATGCCGAGCAGTCCTCGCCCAAATCGCCGCCGAGAAAGGCACCACTCGATGACCCACGCCTGCATCGCAAATACCGCCTGCCGCGCCAGCGTTGTCGAAAACAACACCCGGCGACCGGCATTCACCGAGCACCCCGACGTGCTCTGCGACGGCTGCCACGACTCCTACCGCAGCGTCATCGGCCGGCTCATGCGCGACTACGCGATGCTCCGCGCCACCCTCGGCGAGCGCCGCCGCGCCGACGGCGCACCCGTGCACTCCACACCCAGCCCGGTCATCCTCATCGACTCCACCAGCGAGCGACTCATCGCCGACATCGTCGAGTGGGCCCGGTTCGCCGCTGACTGCGTCTCAGAGGCCCTGGGGACCGCTCTGCCGGACGGAGACCGGAAACTGCCCGAAATTCGGCTAGACGGGGCGCTCAGCCCGCCAGAATCAGGCTCTCTCGCCGAACGCCAGCACGAAAACAGCCACGCACCCGAACACCAGCGCCTCGCCGCCTACCTCGCCATCGTCGAACCACACATCGACCTCCTCGCCGCGCAGCCGCCCCAGGAAATCCAAATCTGGGCCCAACCCAAGCGCTGCGACATCCACGCCGAACAGGTCGCCAGAGCCAAACGCATCCGCGTCCTCGCCGACGAAACAGGCATCGCCCGCGAGATCACCGACGCCATCGACCAACTCCAAGCCGCCTACGCCGCCGCCGGCGCATGCGACGACTGCTGCGGCTGGGACCCCGACCCGCAGCGCGGCCAGGCCCGCCAAGACGCCGTCATCTCCGGCCTCGACGTCCTGCTCCGCCTGTCCCGTACCCACGGCCTCGTCCGCCAGCACCTCGGTCAGACCAAACTCCGCCACCGCTACGCCATGCCGTGCCCGAACTGTGGGGCCCTCGTCGGCCGCGACGACGGAGCCAGCATCGTCACCTGCGAGAACGACCAGTGCACAGCCAAGGGCCCGTCGTCGTGGACCGACCGCGAATACCAACTTCTCGCCGGACTCGTCGGCGACGAAGAACGCGAAAAACTCACCACGAAATGGCTTCTCGCAGAGGCCTATGCACGACTCGACGGCGTGGCCGCGCTCGTCGAAACGCTCACCGGCGATACCGTCATCGACCAGGCTGGCGCCGGCACGATCATCCTGACCGCGCTCCGCGAGCGCATGGACGGCCACGCCGACGCCGAACACCGCAAGATCGCCACCGACAAGGACACCACCGTCCTCCGCCAGCACGACCAAGACGGCTGGGCATGGAAACGCGAACCCCGCTACGAAAAGCCAAAGCGCAAGCAGCGCAAGGCGGAAGAGATCAAACCTGAGGACAAGATCACAGCCTCATCCCGATCCACCATCACCGACACCATCACACCCGAACCACCGCGTCGAGGCGAAAGATACTGCGACGAATGCGAACTCATCCACGCCGGGAGCTGCTGATGAAACTCCTCTGGCACCGAATCCGCGGCCACAAGATCAAACACACCCGCGAATGGGTGACCTACATGGACTACTCCTACGGCCTCGGCGGCATGGAATCCGGATACGACCGGCACCGCAAAGTCTGCAGCTGCGGCACCACCTGGCGACTCGCACTCCACCCCTATACCGCACGGAGACAATGGGTATGAGCAACAACCCGATACTCGACAACTCGCCGTGGACCATCGCGGCGCTGTGCATGTGCCAAGGCTGCCGGAACCGGCGCAACGCAGATTTTCGAGGACTGCTGCGCACATGCCTGTACGACGGCAACCTGACGATGACTTACAGCCGCCCGGCCTTCCACAGGTCGGCGCCGAACCTGCCGGCCCGACGTAAATGGCTCGCCCGGCGCGCCCGAATGATCATCAACGGCAAGACGATCCTCTTCTGTGGATGGGACCTCACCGCACCCTCGGGACGCCGACGCTGGTACCCCACACGGGAATCCATGATGCAAGACGCGCGAAAGTTCCGCTTCGACGAAATGATCACCGGCGCGCTCGAGACCATGCGCGAGATTGGAATGCAACTCATCTCATGAGCGACATCATCGACCGCATCGACGAACTCATCGACGAACAACTCGCCGCCGGCGAACCGATGACCGGCTACGACTACGGCGACCCCCAATACCCGAAATGCCCGCACTGCGGCCGACACTGGCACGGACTACCCATCACCGCCGCCATCGCCCGCATGTACTGGCTCGGCCAATATGAACCCGCATATATCCACGCCGACGACACCAGCCCCGTGCTGTGCGATGGTTCCGACTTCATCGGCCCGGTCCGCGCCCACGGCCTGACGGATGCCGAACGACTACGCCGCGCGATGGAGACAGCCGAGCCGCGCCCAGAAATCTATTTCCACATCGTCGTCGACCACCGACGGTCCTGGAGGCTGCAGCGATACCGCGAGTACATGGAGCAACTCCGGTCGATACTCGTATGGCCGCAATGGCAAATACCGGACATCTCACTCGACGTGGGCCAATGGTTCATCGGACCGCGAGGGCACCACCAAACCGGCGGGATCATCTACGACGAATGGCACCAATCGATCAACCCAGTCGAACGGCCACTTCCGGAAATCGATTGGACGCCAGGACCACACAACTGGGGCTACGAATTGCGGACCCGTGAGGAACATCCACCACAGTTGCCGCGGGGATGGCGATGGCTTGAGTCGCCGCCGAACCCGCTGCAGCCGCTGATCGACCAGCACTGGCACGAATTCACCGCACCCGAAAACCCACTCCCAGAGCCGCCAGGCTTCGACTTCAGTGCATACGTCACCAGCGACCACGAATACGTGGACCTGATCCTCGACCGACGAGGCCGGCGCTGATGCCACAAACGCCACCCAACGGATGCACCAAAGGCAACCCAAACTGCAAGGGCCACCGCCACTTCCGAGGCGGCGGCATCCACGACGGCGCAACCGAATGTGCCGCCAGAATCGCCCCCGACGAATTTCCCGACGTAATCGGACTCGGCCACACCCTCCAAGCGCGCTCCTGGTACCGCATCGACCGCACGCAAAGCCACGGCACCAACGTCACCGTCACATACCAATTCATCGGCCACGGCGACGACGGCCCAACCCAAAAACCCGGCAACACGAAAGGCCCGTCAGCGTGAGCAGCGATGAAGAATGGGCGGCCGCCTACCGACAACTCGACTCTGCAGTCATGGAACTGCACCGGCTCGCCGAAGGCCGCCAGCCGGAACCACCCGCGGTACCAACCGATTACGTCCTCGTCATAGGCGCCATGTACATCGGCGACTGCGGACACCGAAACGGCGTAACCGGCACATTCCCCAAAGACGGATCACAACCCGCATACATCACCAAAGGCCTACTGCACGAAGCGCTCCACCAAATGACCGTCAGCGAAACACTCGACCGGATCAACAGAGGATCAGACGACGAATGAGCGAAACGCCTTGGCCATGGCCGGAAGACACCCGTGAAGACAAAGCCAAACGCGTCCAGGGCTGGTACCGCGAGGTCCTCGAGCGCGTCGCCCAAGGCCGCTGCGTCAACCCCGCCGCCGACCTCTACATCCTCGACGAACGCTGCAAACAACTCGGCGTCTACTGGGCCGTGCCCACGCGTGACCCGTACGACGCCGACGAATGGGTCAATGCCAGAGACGCGGCCCACTACGCAGACGTCCAACCAGGAACCATCAGAAAATGGGCCGAGCGCGGACACATCCGAGTCGACCACCTGCGCGACGGGACGCCGGTCTACAACATCGGCGACCTCCGAGACCGCGATGTCAGCCGTCGATCGGGCCGTACTCCATCTCATCGAAATCGAACGCCGTGACCTTCGGGCCACCCTCGTTGCGAATCTGAGAGACGCGGGCAGTCGTCATGCCGGCCAGCCGCGCGATCTGCTTCGGCGTCATGCCGTACTCCAGGCCGTCGCGGATCAGGTGCTTCTGGTGTTCCTGGGTGCGCTTGTTGGTCAGGCGCTGCCGCTGCAAGGTGGCGCGAGTGCGGGTCAGTTGCGTGGAGATCAGGGCGACCATCTCCGGGTCATATTGGGTACTCATAGTGGCCCCGACACTACGCCTGGCGCCGACGAAGTCAATAAGCAAAATGCCAGTTCAATAGGTATCAAACGTTAAATGTCCTTAACGGTGTGTGTATCCGGAACTGTGTCGATGTCGACCAACCCGCGCGACATGTCGTATCGTTTTGGCAGCTACCGCTGTGTCCCGACCCGGACGCGGCGGTTTTTCTTTCCCGGTGCAGGCAGCGGGAAGCGCACCGCGGCCCCTTGAGCAGGGCCTAGCGTCGAGCCGTCCACAAGCCCGCTCAGGGGCGCAACGATCGAAATGCGCGCGCAAGGTCGGGACAGCCACTGTCGACCAACCTCACACCCAGCCCAAACGGAGGCGACCATGGCCACGATCGAAGAGCCCACCGTCAAGGTCAAAGTCGAAGGCGACACCGCCGCATTCGAGGACGCCCTCGCCCGACTCGAAGAGCGCGCCGCCCGACTCGGTACGAACCCCCTGCGCCTGGAAGCCCTGCACCACGCAGTGCAGATCGAGACCCGCGATGGGAACGCCGGCGTCGACGACGTCATCGTCAGTGGGAAGGTAGTGGGCACCGCCGTCGACATGCACGCCGAGCAGTCCGCACAGGCATACCTGGCCGAGCACACCGGCCTCTAATGCCACGAGCGCCGCGCCACTGCCCAGGCGACCGCGGCAGCTGCGACAACCTCATCACCGGCAGCCAACGCTACTGCGACGACCACGACCAACCATGGCAAGGTCGAACCACCGGCCAAGGCTCAACACGAGCCGCCCGCAAGGCCCGCGAGGACTGCCTCGCCAAGGCCAAGTACCTGTGTCAGTTGAACCATCCCGGCTGCCTCGGGCGGGCCAACGAAGCGCACCACCTCGACGGCGTCGCGGCGACCGGGCGCACCCGTGCTCAGGCCGTTGACCGCGGCCGGCTCGTCGCCGCGTGCCGGCCATGCCACGACGTCGAGACGGTCAAGCAGTCCACCGCCGGTCGCGCAACGCCCTGACCTGCGGAAACGCTGCGACCCCCAGGCCCTCCACCCTCCCCCCGGGGGCCCAGGTGGACACCGCTACGCACTGTGAATTTCGATCTGTACGGATCCTGAATTTTTTGCGCCTGGGCCGAGACGTGCGCTGATCTAGCGAAACATACTGCCGCGCAACATCTTTCCCGACATGGGAGCTGATCTGTCCTGACATAGGAGCCCGCCATGCCACGTAATCCGAAGGACCCGTCGCTGCTTGCTCGGCGGAACCGGCAGTCGACCCGCGCTGTCCTGACGCCCCAGACCAACGCCAAGATTCCGCCTTTGCCGAAGGGCACTCGGTGGCATCAGCAGGTGCGGGACTGGTGGAAGCGGGCCTGGTCGTCGCCGATGGTTCCGGAGTGGACCGAGTCGGATATCGATGCGCTGTACATGGCGGCTCGGCTGATGCACATGATGTGGTCTCCGGACGCGACGCCGAACGAGGCGAAGGCACTGGCTGCTGAGATTCGGCAGTTGCTGTCGCAGTGTGGCCTGACGCCGATGTCTCGGCGTGCGTTGCAGTGGGAGATCGAGCGGGGCGAGAGCGCCGCCGAGTCGACCGAGAAGCGACGCACTCGGGCGGAGCCGGCGAAGAAGGCTCCAGCCAAGCCGGACCCGCGCGTCGCGCGAGCGAATTTGCACGCTGTGTAGCGAGGTTCGGTGGAGCTGATAGTCCCACCGGACACGGGCGAGCTGTTTCCCACACTGGGAGATCAGCTGTGCGACTTCCTCGAGGAGCGCGCGTGCCACGGTCCCGGTGACCTCAAAGGGCAGCCGCTCACACTCGGTGATGACTGGCGGTATGTGCTGTACCGCGCGTACGAGGTGTGGCCGGAAGGCCATCCGCGAGCTGGGAAGCGGCGATTCAAGCGCGTCGCGGTGTCGTGGCGGAAGGGCTCGGCAAAGACCGAGTTCATGGCCCTGGTCGCATTCCTGGAGCTGCACCCGGAGTCGCCGGTGCGGTTCAACGGGTTCGACGAGGATGCGCCATGCGGTTTGGCGCCGGGCCGTCCGGTGGTCGACCCGTACATTCCGCTGCTGGCCGCGACCAAGGAGCAGGTCGAGGAACTCGCGTACGGCGCGCTGAAGGTCATCTGCGAAGAGTGCGACGACGCAGACCTTTTCGACCCCGCACTGGACCGGATTCTCCGGATCGGAGCCAACGGCAAGGCGGACGGCCGGGCGGTCGCGTTGGCCAACGCACCGAACGCACGTGACGGCGGGCGCACGACGTTCCAGGGGTACGACGAGACGCACCGCCTGTACCTGCCGAACCATAAGGCCGCCATCCAGACGATGGAAGCGAACCTCGGTAAGCGCGTTGCTCAGGACCCGTGGTCGTTGTCGACGACGACTGCTGGTGAGCCGGGCCAGAACTCGCAGGCGGAGGACGATCACTTCGAGGCGGAGGCCATCAAGCGCGGCGAGATCGACCGGCCCCGAATGTTCTACTTCCACCGCCAGGCCTCAGACGATTGGGACCTGAAGAAGTTCGAAGACCGTATCGAGGCGATCCGAGAAGCCTCCGGCGAGGAGCTGGCCGAGCGCACGGACCTCGAGGACTTGGCATCGCAATGGGATCAGCCGAAGGCCGACAAGACATATCTGGAACGGGTCTGGACGAACCGCTGGACCGCGCAGGGCGCGCAGGCATTCAACGTCCGGCGATTCAAGGCATTGGGCCTGCCGGGCGAGATCATCCCGCGGGGAGCCTTCGTCACGTTGGGCTTCGACGGCGCCCGGTTCCGGGACTCGACAGGCCTGGTGATGACAGACGTTCGGTCGGGGATGCAGCAGAAGATGTTCCTGGAGGAGCGCCCGCTGGAGGCTGCCGAGGACTGGGAAGTCGACGAGAAGGAAGTCGACAACGCGGTCCGGTTCGCGCACCGGCATTACCGGGTGATGCTGTCGTATTGCGATCCGCCGTACTGGAACTCAACGGTAGGCGAGTGGTCAGCTCGATACGGGGACAGCAAGTACACCAAACGGCCTATCGTTCAAGAGTTTTGGACGAACAAGCAAGACCGCATGATCAAGGCGATCCAGGCATACGACGATGCGATCGCGTCAGGGGCTTTGTCGCACAACGAAGATGACGACGGCGACCTCGTTCGGCACGTCGGTAACGCCGGAAAGAAGCTGCTCAACATGGTTGAGCCGGAGACCGGCAAGCGGCTTTACATCCTCGGAAAGCTGCACAAGGACCGCAAGTTCGACCTGTGCATGGCCGGCATCTTGTCGTGGCAGGCACGGATGGATGCGTTGAAGTACCTGCCGAAGAAGCGGCCTGGTCGAGTGGTGAGAGTGAGGTGATCCGTGGCTACGTTGGCGCCTGTGCAGTGGTTCGAGCGACTGCAGGCTCGGTTCACCGCTCCGACTGCGGAACGGTGGCAGGACAAGGCTGATCGCCCGTGCGACCCGCGGCCGCGCAATGAGCAGCTGGACCTGTTGTGGTCGTACTTCAAGGGCGATGCTCCGTTGCCGCAGGTGGCGGACGAGTTCCAGGAGATCTTCCGGGACCTGCTGCGGAAGGCGCGCTGCAACTACGCCGAGATGTGTGTGACTGCGGTGGTCAATCGCATGGACCTGCTCGCGGTATCGACCGGGATCGACGACTCCGCCGATGGCGACGACCGGGCGGCCGAGCTGATGGAAGAGTCGGGCTTCGCCGCTCAGATCAAGGACCTGCTCGACTACTACTGCGCGATGGGTGAGGCCTACGCGATGGTGGTGCCGACTGCGTTCGGTCCGATCATCCATGCGATCGACCCGCGGCGCTGCATCGGCATCGCGGACCCCGACAATCCAGCGCGATTGCGAGCGGTGCTGGTGAAGTCGTACGACGTCGAGACCGACGAAGAAATCGCCCACCTGTTCCTGCCGGGTGAGAAGTGGACCCTGCAGCGCGACGGCAGTGAATGGAAGCGCCTGTCCGACAAGCCTGAAGAGATCAAGGGCCTCGACGAGCTCGGCGGCATCCCGGTCGTGCGCTTCCTGAACAAGCACGGACTCGGCGAGTACGAGGCCCACGTCGACGTGCTCGACCGGATCATCGACGACACCTTGACACGCCTGGTCATGACCAAGTTCCAGGCGTTCAAGCAGCGCGGTGTCAGCGGCGACGAGGACGAAGAGGACGAGTACGACACCGAGGAACCCGTCATCGCCGACGGTGGCCAGCCGACAAAGCAGGTCACGAACTGGGGTGAGGTCTTCAAGGCCGGCCCGGGCGCGGTGTGGAAGGTACCGGCGGGCTGGCAGTTCTGGGAGGGCAACCAGGCCGACATGGGCCCGCTGCTGCAGGCCAAGCGGGACGACGTCAAGGAATTCGCCGCGGTCACCCACACGCCGCTGTACCTGATCACTCCGGACGACGCGAACGGCTCGGCCCAGGGTGCTGGTCTGTTGCGCGAGGCGTTGACGAGCAAGGTGCGCGACCGCCGGGCCCGAGTCAGCCCAGGCCTGAAGTTGTTGTGGCGCATCGTGTTCGCGATGGACGGCGACGCGGACCGTGGCAAGAAGATCAAGCTGCACTGGGGTCCCATCGAGTTTAATTCGTTGGCGGAGAAGGGATCTGCCAGCGCGCAAGCTACGTCGGTGCTGTCGCGCCGGAAGGTCCTCGAGAAGGTGTGGGAGATGGACCCGGCCGAGATCGAGGATAACGAGATCGAGCTGGCCGCTCAGTCGATCCTCGACGGCACCCAGCAACCGCCGAATCAGGGCACTGCGGGTACGGAGACGCCCGTTGAGAGATCGCAGGTGACTCCGGTTGCCGCAACGGCCGTCGCGTAGCGGGCTTACTCCGGCGCAAGCGCTGGAGCGCGCCCGGTCGCAGCGTGCTCGACGGAATCCGTCCGAACTCGCGGTCGACATGGCCGAGCGGGTCTCGTCGGGCATCGTCGCGGCGCGGCAGCGCGCCGTGGCCCAGGCGCAGCGGGTTCTGCGGTCACTCTTCGAGCCAGTCGACCCGTACGACGGTGACCAGATCGCTGAGTTTGCTCAGGCCGGTTACCGGCACCTGGGCGCAGCCCAGAAGGCGACGGCGACCGCTGCTGTCGCCGGCCAGCAGCTGCTGCTGTCCACGATGGGCGTGAACGTCAAAGTGCAGCCATCGGCGCCGATCGATGTTCGGGCCCCCGGTGTGACATTCACGGCCACTGGGGTCGATCTGGACCGCGTCGGGGTATCGGTGCGGTACGTCGGGCAGGAGCCGGTCGAGCTGTCCGCCGCCGACATGACCACCGTCGAGGTACTGAACCGGCCGTTCCGGAAGATGCGCTACCTCGAGTCGCAGGGTGCGACGAGAGAACAGGCGCTCGAAGCCGGTCTGGCCAGGCTGGACTCGATCGCCGAAGACAACATGATGCTGGCACAGCGGCTGGCCGAGGCCGAGGTCATCAACGCCGCGGCCAACCTGGACGGCAGTCCCGTCGTTGGTATGCGGCGCATCATCCACCCCGAGCTGTCGCTGACCGGCACATGCGGTCTCTGCATCGCGGCGTCCGACAGGCTGTACACGGTGCGCGAGCTGTTGCCGATGCACCGCCTGTGCAAGTGCACATCGTGCGCGGTGACCGAGGAGTTCGACCCGGCCGACGAGCTCAACGCGGTGGACCTGCGCCGGTTGTACCGGGATGCAGGCGGGACGTCGCGTGCACACCTGAAGCGCACCCGCTACAAGCAGGACGATCACGGCGAGCTCGGGCCCACGCTGAAGCCGGAGCGCAAGTACAAGCCGCGCGGCAAGAACGCTGAGGGTGGCCCTGGTACCGGATCAGTGCTGGATGAGACCCCGGCCGAGATCGCGCGCCGCCAACTGCCGCTGTTCGAAGCCAACCTGGCCAAGCTCCGTGCCGACGGGCTTGGTGAGCAATCGCCGCAGGTCAAATATCATAGGGATCAGATCGCCCGCTACCGGGAACGGATCGCCGCCGAGGGAACACCTTCGGAGCGGGGCACCCTGTCATCCGGCGAAGCACAGCCGATACAGGGTATGAAGACGACAAAGTCGACGCCCGAAACCGCTCCCAGCGCGCAACCGCCCAAACCGCCCCAGCCGCCGGTCCCGCCTCGGCAAAATGGTGGTGTGGGGGACCCTGGCGGTGACGATTTCAAGGACCACCCGGAACTTTCGCCGGAAGACCGCGCAGAGGCCCGGGCTGCTGCTCACGCGAAGCGCGAAGCTGCCTCATCGGCCGAATCGGAAGTCTCGGCGACCCTGTCAGCAGCGGTCGCCGCCACCGGCGGCCAGCTCGAGCGCTTCGACAGCCGGCTCAAAGACGAAGCGTCGTTGTACCGCAAGATTCAGGACATCATCGCGGACAACGATGTCGATGCCGAAACAGCAAGCACCTGGATCAGGGACTCACTCCGCTACACGGCGGTCGTCGACGAACACGGTTACTGGGCGTCTGGTGATCGAATCGGCAAGGCGCTCGAAGACGCCGGATATCAGCGTGCCAAGATCACTCGGGGATGGAACCGAGAAGGCTATCGAGGCCGGAACGACACCTTCATCACGCCAGAAGGCCAGGAATTCGAGCTGCAAATCCACACGGCAGCGTCCTTGAATGCCGCTGAAGTTACGCATGTTCTGTATGAAGAAGAGCGGCTCCCGACTACGCCGCCGGAACGAAAAGCCCAGCTCAGCGCCCGGCAGTTTGCGATCTTCGCCTCAGTTCCCGTCCCAGATGACATCGTGTGGCTAGACTGAAGTCCTCCCACATACCTATAGCGTTGATATAGGAGAAAGGGGCAGAGGTCATGCGATTCTTCACAGACGGGCACACCGTCATTCGCGTACACACCGATGCCCGACTCAGCGAGCGTGAAAAGTTCCTCAACGCCCGGGCAGAGACCTTCCAGTTCCGGAAGCATGTGTGGGCCGAGAAACCAGACCTCACGGCCAAGATTGCCTTCACCGGCGACTGGCAGCCATGTAGCGAAGAGGATGCCTACGCCATCCTCGAAAGCAGCGGCGCCACCGTCCGTATGCACGCCTAACAAGAACCGCACAGAAGCCCCGTAGATCGCCTGATCTGCGGGGTTTTTCGTGCCCACATTCTTCCGCCGTTCGGCGGTTGACCCGTCATGGGTTCCCTTTCCCGACAGGGAGTTTGAAGTGACATTTCCAGCCACTGGCCAGCCAACCCCCGATTCGCCGGCCACCCCGCCACCCGTTCCTACGCCGACTGATCCGCCAGCGCCGACTCCGCCGCCCGACAGGGGCTTCCCGGAGAACACGCCGATCGCGGAGATGAACGCGGAGCAACAGGCTGCGTACTGGAAGTTCCACGACCGCCGTAAGAGCGACACGCTCAGGGCGTACGGCGGAATCACTCCAGAGCAGGCGCAGCAGCTCCAGGCACGCAATGCCGAGCTGGAACGTGCGCAGATGTCCGCCGCCGATCAGGCGTTGGCCGCCGCGCGGGACGAGGCGGCTGCTTCTGCTGCGTCGGCGGCCGCTGCACAGTGGGCGCCGCAGCTTGCGGAGTCCATCGTCAGTCACTTCGTGACCGACGAAGAAGCGAGACCAGCCGTCATGGCGGGGATCAATCCGATGGCGTTCGTGAAGGACGGCAAGTTCGACAGGGACGCCCTCGTCACCCATCTCAAAGGCCTGGCGACCGCCTTCGGCGGTGGCATCGGCACCGAGACCCAACCACCCAGACAGTGGGGCCAATCAGGAGCAACGCCGCCGGCCCAGTCCGGCCGCGATGAAGGGCTGGCCGAGGCAAAACGCCGCGGCTACATCAAGGACTAAGGAGTAGCTGATGTCGACTGACATTTCTGTTCACTCCAGCAATTACCAGGTCGAGGACCGGTCGTGGCTCGTTGGGCAGCACGGCGTCGACCTCACTCCTGGTATCACGCTGGACATCGCGAAGTTCACCAAGGCGCTGCACTACGCCAACGGGTACATCCCGTCGGGCACGCTCGTCGGCAAGGTGACCGTCGGCGGACTGTACGGCCCGTACGACAACACCGCCAACGACGGCCGCGAGGTCGCCGCCGGTGTGCTGTTCAGCTCCGTGCGCGCGATCGACACCAACACCGGCAACGCGCTGGCCAAGGTCGGCGGCGCCCGGTTCATCCACGGCGCGGTCAACACGGCGAACCTCCCGGCCAACTCGGGCCTGGACGCCGCTGCCAAGGCCGACCTGCCACTGATCATCTGGCTCTGAGAAAGGAGGACTGAATCATGGCAATCGTTTTCGATGGTCCGATTTCCCCGGACGCTCTCACCACGTTCATCCGCAACGTGCCGGTCGAGTCGAATCTGGCCCTGGTCAACATGTTCCCGACCCGCTACCTGGATACCAACCGGGTCGACTGGGCCGAGTTCGTCAAGACCAACCGGACCGCCGCGTACCGCACCTTCGACGGCGCCATCCACGTATCGGCGCGCGACGCCGGCAGCGGGAAGTACGTCGAGCTGCCCCCGTTCTCGGACTCGCTGAACAAGGGCGAGTACGAGCGCATCGCTGAGCAGATCGCACTGCTGGGCGGCACCAACAAGGCGGCCCAGGTCCGCGCGGCCTACAACGACGCTGAGCGGCTCGTCGGCACCATGCGTAACCGCCAGGAACTCGCGTGGGGTGACGTGCTGATCGACGGCAAGGTCACCATCAACGAGGGTGGATACCAGGGCGAGGCCGACTACGGCGTGCCGGCCAACCAGATCGCGACCGTCGGCACGCTGTGGTCCAACCACGCGACGTCGACGCCGTTGACCGATCTGGATGCCCAGCAGGAAGTCCGCATCGCCAACGGCTACGGCCGTGCGGCCAAGCAGCTGATGAGTCGCACCCTGCTCGGTCACCTGCGCCGCAACGCGGAGGTTATCAACGCGGTGCACGGTGCGGCTGCCGGCCGGACCAGCGTCACGCTGGCCGAGCTGAACACGCTGCTGGACTCCGAGCAGTTGCCTGTGGTGCTGCCGACCTACGACACCTCGCTGAACGTCGAGAAGGTCAACACCCGCGTGCTGCCCCAGGACCGCACCATCCTGCTGCCCGAGAACCTGGGCGACCTCGGCTTCTTCGCGTTCGGCCTGACGGCCACCGCGCTGGAGCTGGCGAAGTCCAACCAGTCGGAGATGTCCTTCGGCGACGCCTCGGGCATCGTCGGCGTCGTCGAGAAGGTCGGCCCGCCCTACCGCGAGTTCACCTACGTCGATGCGACCGGCATGCCCATCCTGGTCAATGCCGGCCTCCTGTCGGTCCTGGACGCGGCCTGATGGCGGCGCTCCAGGCCCACGTGGCGCTGTTCGACAAGAAGGGCATGCTCCACTCCTTCGGTCCTGGTGATGTGCCGCCCCCGTGGGCGGCCAAGAAGATCACCAATCCGAAGGCGTGGGGCGGTGATTCGCCGGCCGTCGACCAGCCCGACGACAGCGAGAAGGACGCCGAGATCGAGCAGCTGAAGGCCGAAATCGCTCGCCTGCAGGGGGCCGCGGACTCGCCAGCACCCGACGACGGCGCCGGCGACGAGGACGAGAGCGACGAGAACACCGGCGACGAAGACGCGGGTGCTGGTGACGACCAGGGCAATGGCAGCGTCGAACCGCCGCCTCCGCTGGCCGGACCCGGTTCCGGCCGCGACCTGTGGGCTGCGTACGCCGCGCAGTTCCCCGACAAGGTCGAGGTCGTCGAGGATGACAAGCGTGACGACATCGTCGCCAAGCTGCGGAACGCGAGCATCCCGGTCGAATGACCGCTCCCGCGTCTCCTGCTGACGGCAAGTTCGTCAACAGCGATGCCGTAGTGGGCCGGCTCGGGAAGACACCCTCCCCGAGTCGGCTCACCACGATCAAATGGCGCATCCTCGACGTCGAGAACGAACTGATGGGCGATGTTCCATCGCTACAGACCATCGACATCAACTCGACTGACCCGAAGGTGCAGATTCGCATTGGCCGGGTCCGCACGCTGGTCATCGACAAAGTGCTCGACCTGTACAACAACCCGGACGGCGCGACGTCGAAGACCCAGGAGATGGACGGGATCATCGCGTCCCGCAGCTATCGCCCTGGCACGGCGCCGGGCATCAGCTTCACCGAGGAGGAGCTGAACCGCGTGCGGGTGCCGAAGCCGCGCCGGCCGAAGCTCGGCACGTACGGCGCCAAGCCGTGGATGGTCCCGTGATCGAGATCATCGACGGCGAAACCGTTGGCGTGAAGCGCGTTACGCGCGCCGGCGGGACGGATACTTCGGTCGACTTGGACGATGTTGACGACACCGCGTTCGGCCAAGCACACGTCGTCGAAGTAGAAGGCATGGGCGGCCGCCGCACGGCCATCGAGCGCAAATGGTTCTGCTACCGCGGCTCGGATGTTCAAGGCGGAGACCGCATCACCCGCGGCAACGGCGAGGTCTACTCAGTCGTCGACGGCCCGTTCGCAGACAACGATCACCCGCTCACCGGTGACGACATGGGCGTCATGTGGTTCCAGCTCCGGAGAGTCAACACACCTCGTGGATGACATCCACATCCCGAAGCCGAACCCCGCGCTCGCGCAGATACTGCTGTCCGGTCGGATGCAAAACGTGGTGCGCAGCGTCACCGAGCTCGCACGGACCAAGTACCAGGCGATTGTGGCGAAGCGGTCCGGCAAGCTCGCGGCGTCAGCTCGGGTTCGGCTGAGCATCGGTGGATACCAGAACGACCGCTGGGTCGGAACGCTGACGATCGGTGAGGGCACGGCCCACGGGCTGGCGCACGAGTTCGGCCACAAGTCACGCCGCAACACCCAGACCGGGGCGTTCGTGTCGCGGTCTGGACCGCGCCGAAAGGGCCTGAAAACCACCAAACACCAAGGCGCGAAGGACCTCAAGAAGGTCCTCCGGTCATTGAGGGACTGATAGATGATTCCGTGGCTTCCGGCCTGGTACCAACCTGGCCTTGCGTCGGCCGAGGACGCGGTGAAATCGCTCTTCCAGCCGCTGTTCCCGACCGGCGTCCCAGGCGCCGTCGAGGTGATCAACGAGCTCCCCGACGGCGTGCTCGACACGGGCTGGTTCGGCCGGATGCTGTACATCGCCCGGTCCGGTGGCGCGGCCAACGTCCGTCGTGACCAGGCGCCGGTGCAGATCGCCGCGATCACCACGAGCCGCAGTGACTCGCTCGTGCTGTCCGGGTTCGTCCGCGACGTCCTTGTGCCACTCGAAGAGAACGTCGAAGTCGAGCTGTCCAGCGATGGCCGCATCGTCACCATTGTCGGCGTCGAGGAAATCAGTGGCCCAGAAGAGATTCCAGGCCAGGAATACGACGAACGCATCATCCCGTCGACGTACCTGTTCACGTTCGACAACCCGCTGGCCACACCGGATTACAGCGATCACCTCGGCGTCTAAGCCGACAGAGTTCCAAGCCCCGTCCGACCCGGCCGGGGCCTTTTTTATGCCCGCCGGGCAGACACGAAAGGAAGTTCGAGATGCCTCCGATTCCGAATTCGATCAAGGCGTTCAAGGGGTCTCGCAAGGCCCTGCAGATCGCACCGCTGGACATGGCCGTGTGCGTCGGCCGTGCGGACCGGGTGGCCGCGTTCACCCGCAACATCGAGGGCCCCAACGGCGAGGTGGTGATCCCGGCCGGCATCAAGGGTGTCGGCTACATCACCAAGGACTCGGCCATCGGCCTGAAGTTCGACATCAGCTCGAACAACATCGAGTCCGCAGGTGAAGGCCTGCCGACCCGCATCATCATCGACAAGCAGTCCATCGCAGTCGATTTCGAGATGCGCCAGACCGGCCGCCAGGCACTGGAGCTCCAGTTCTCCGGCGACTACGGCTCGCTGACGCCGTCGGCGCACGGCGGCATCCACGCGCCGATCGCGACCGTGCCGGACAACTTCGACTACCGCACGGTGCTGCTCGGCAAGGACTCCTACAAGACCCTGCCGATCTTCTTCGGCTATGTCCTGAACCGGACCCAGGTGTCCGGCGTCGACAACCAGAAGTGGGCGCAGAACAACACCCTGCTGTGGCACCCGACGCTGACCACCGTCGCCGATGACGACGACCCGGACAACCTGGGTGAATTCTTCATCTTCGGGCCCGGATTCGAGCTGTGCTCGGCCGAGAACGACACGGGCTTCACCCCGCCGACCACTGACTGGATCGCCATCCTGCCGCAGGATCCGACCATCTCGCTGGCCGCCGGAGGCACGCTGCAGCTGAAGGTGGAGGACAACATCGGTGCGGACCGCACCGCGACCGCCACCTACGTGTCCGCGACACCGGCCAAGGCCACCGTCAGCGCGACGGGCAAGGTCACGCCGCTTGCGACCGGCACGACCGACATCACCGCCACCTACGGCGGCAAGTCCAACACGATCACCGTCACGGTGGCCGCGTAGTCGGACCTCAGACCTGGTGGGTGCGTGACGGGCTGGCGCCACGCACCCACCAGCCACCAAATCCAGCCAACACCAGCCACTTCCAGCATCGAAAGGTCTCTTTGCCATGCCCGAATCCAAGACCGCCAAGCCCAAGGCCGGCCGCTTCTACGAGATCCGCAAGCAGCTCGGTGACAAGCCCTATGAGCTGACTGAGGACATCAGCATCAAGCCGATGGATATCGTCCGCCGCAACGCGTGGCGCAAGGCCAGCTACGACTCGCTGACCGCCAACATCCGTGACGCGATCAGCGTCGACCGCGGCGTGGTGCCCGATTACGTGGATTACCACGAGCAGATCGAACGTGCACTGCTGGGCGACCAGTACGACGAATGCAAGGCGCTGTTCGCCGACGACGCTCGCGCCTGGGACCTGTTCCTCAACGAGCTGCGCGACTTCAACAAGGTCGACGGCACCGCCCTCGAATCCGCCGCCGAAAGCAAGGATGCGGAGGGAAACGGCAACGCGACGCCCGAGTCGTCGCAGTAGTCAACGCCCACTGGCGCGCAATACAACTCGACTTCCAAGAAGTACTCCGCGTCAACGCATTGGAGTACTTCTTGGATGTACCGGGTCGAACCTGGGACCAGTTCCTTGAGTTCTTCGACGATCTGTCTGAGCGGCAGGGCACCGAGCTGTGGGCGAAAGCCCAAACTGACCCGCACATGCTCGAGCGGATGCGGTCATTGACCGCCGAGCAGATCGCCGAACTCAAGGTCGAGCACGAAGAACCGCACCGCGGCTACACGCCGGTCGTGCGGGAACTTCGCAACGTCGCCGACCAAATGATCAGCCTCCGTGCGCAACTCGGCCGCATGCAGGCACGCGACGTCACGTTCATGCCGCGGCCGCTGATGGTCGGCGACATCGTCAATGAACGCCAGACCGACCTCGTCCGCGGCGAACTGGACGCACTCATCGATGAAGGCCACGCGAACGCGGAGCGCTTGGGAATCAACTGAATTGGAGGTGGATTAGTGGCGACATACGACGCTGGGGATGCCTCCATCAACATCCGCCCCTCGCTGAGTGGGTTCACGACCGAACTCAGGGCCGAGCTGGAGAAAATCCACGCCTCCACGGGGGTAGAGATCCGGCCGGACCTCAGCGGCTTCCGTGATGAGCTGAGGACCAAGCTCGAGGCGATTCAGGCGACGGTCGGCGTAGGCATCGACGCTGATCTCACCACTGCCCGCGCGCATCTGGCGGAGTGGCGGCAGCTGGAAGAGTCTCGGCCGCTGACCATTCCCGTCCACGTGGATACCACGGTGGCATCTGCTCAGCTGGCAGCGTGGCGGGAAACGCACTCGCACCACACGATTCACGTCACCACGACAGGCCTCGGAGCACTCGGTGGCGGCGGAGGGGGAGGTGGCGGTGGGCTCTCGGCCCTGAAGCTGAACCTAGGTGCCTTGTCTGTCGGCAGCCTGCCCGCGATCGCCACCGCGCTGGCCCAGGTCGCAGGTTCCCTGCAGCAGGTCGCCCAGGCGGGCCTGGCCGTGCCGGGCATCATGGGCGGTGCCGCCGCGTCGATCGGCACGCTCGTCGTTGGCCTGTCGGGAGTCAAGGAAGCGTATGACGCGGTCACGAAGGCCTCCGAGTCCGCCGGTGTCGACCAGGCCGCGCAGGCCAAGGCCGCAGCATCAGCACACCAGCAGCTGCGCAACGCGGTTGTCGACGATGCCCAGGCGCACAAGGATTTGTCGCGCGCCTACCAGGATGCCAAGCAGCGCCTGACGGACCTGAACATCGAGCAGCGCGGCGGCGCCATCTCGGAACAGCAGGCGATCCTCGACGCCAAGAAGGCTCGGCGTGACCTGGCGCAGGGCCGGTTCAAGGACGGCCTCGATCTTGAGGAAGCTCAGCTGCGCGTCGCGGCGGCCGACCAGCGGGTGGTCGAGTCGCGACAGCGGAACATCGACCTACAGCAGAAGGTCGCGACCGAGAACGCGAAAGGCGTCGAGCAGTCCGACGAGGTCGTGTCGGCGAAAGAGCGCGTGGTTCGTGCCGATCAGCAGGTGGCGAACGCCCAGCAGGCCGTCGCGGATGCGTCGGCGAACGCCTCGTCCGCGCAGAAGACTGCCGCGCAGGAGATGGCGAAGCTATCCCCGAACGCCCAGGCATTCCTGAAGACAGTCATCGCGCTCAAACCGGAGTTCTCGGAGCTGAAGAACACGGTGCAGGACAACATGTTCGCCGGTCTCTCAGAGGGATTGAAGACGCTGGTCGACTCCGATCTTCCGAACCTGAAGAACGGCATGGGCGGGATCGCGACGGCGTGGAACCAGAACATCAAGCAGCTGTTCACGTCGCTGGGTTCGGACCAGTCGAGGGGACTGCTGGACCGCATCCTCGGTAACACCAAGGATGCGCAGGAGCGGTTCACGAAGGCGATCGACCCGATCATTCACGCCATCGGGACATTGACGGCTGGTTCGTCGGATGCGTTGCCGCGCTTGGCTGATGGCATCGGAAAGGTCGCTGAGCGGTTCGACCGCTTCATCACCGCAGCAGACTCTGACGGCAGCCTTCAGCGGTGGATCAATGAGGGCCTCACTGCGATGTCGAATCTCGGTAACACGGTCCTGAATCTGGTAACGAGCTTCACCGCGGTCACCAAGGCTGCCGGCGGCGGCGCGGGCTTGCTTGGCACTGTCGAGCAGCTGACTGGCCGCATGTCGCGATTCCTGAACTCTGACGAGGGCCAGGAGAAGCTGAAGAAGTTCTTCGAGGAAGGCCGCCAGCAGCTCGAAAAGTGGTGGGGCGTGCTGCAAAAGGTGCCCGGCGCGCTCGAAGGCCTCTATGAAGGTGCGAAGGCGTGGACCGATGTTCTGCTGCCGCCGCTGAAGGACATCACCGGCTTCCTCAAGGATCACCCGACTCTCATCAAGACCGTCCTTGAGGCGTTTCTAGCTTGGAAGACAGTCCAATTCGCGGGCGGCATCCTCGGGCAGCTCGGAAGGATCTCCGGCGCGATCGGTACCAAGGGCAACAAGGGCAGCCTGCTCGGAAAGATCGCGCTGATGGCCGCCGCGCTGGGCGCGCTGGACGCTCTCACCGGTGACGACAAAGAGCCTGAGCAGAAGCCGGGCGCACCTTTGCCGCCGCCGCCTGGTCACGCGATCGATCCCGGGAAGCTCCCTGCGGGACAAGCGGTTCCATTCGGGAACGTTCCGACCATTACTCCCGACGCTGCCAAGGATTACGCAGCAGGAGCCGCTACCGGCGCGCTGATGGGTGGCGCGCCTGGTGCACTCGTCGGTGGGCTCCTGGCCACTGCCGACAACAAGCCCAGTTCGTTGCCGAAAAGCGAACAGGAATTCAACTCCATCCTTATGGCGCTTCCGACGCTCGCCGGAGCTGACCAAGCGGTCCAAGACCGGCAGCTGAAGCCCTTTGCTGACGCACTCGGGCTCTCCGTGGACGCGATGTTGAAGATGAGCCGCAACGACCTCCACGCCCGCTATCAATGGGTCCTGGACAAGGAAAGCGGGAAGCTCCCGAAAGACGCGCCGCCACCATCTTCAGCCTCCGAGTTTATAGGCGGCGGAGGCAGTTTCGAGAAGGGCGGGCCGACCCGGTCGGGCCGCGGCGACGGACCGACCGGCGGCTGGATCAGCGAGCTGCACCCCGACGAGTTCGTCGCGAATCGCCGCGGACGCACCGTCCTGGGTGATGAGTTCCTCCATGCCGCGAACATGGGCATCGTCGACATCGGCCGGCTGCCCGGTTTCGAGCCTGGCGGCTACATCGACCCGAACGGCAACGCCATTCACTCGGGCACTGGTGCTGCGCCTGGCCCCGCCGACGGCGGAGCCTCACTGGCCGGCGGTGGCCTGCCCGGCATCGCGAACTCATTCCTCGGTGGACTCGGCGTCCCGTTGGGTGGTCTGTTCGGTGGTCAGCAGTCCGCGGGTGCCAGCCAGGGCGGAGGAGCTGGCCTCGCTGGACTGGCTGCAGCCGGTGACGATCCGCAGAAGCAAGACGCGTGGAGGCAGCAGACCGGCGACTGGCTGGGCACCTGGGCCGGCGGCACACTGGCGAAGGGCATCAGCACGCTCTACACGGGCGTGCTCGGCTTCTTCGGCCTCGAGAACTCGATCCTCTCGCCGTCGAATCCGTGGTTCCAGGCAGCGACGAAGACCCTCGGCATCTTCAACAACAGTGCCGCCGGAGGCGCGTACAGCGACCCAAGCTTCGGTACTGAATACAAGACGCTCGCCGACGGCACCCAGCTCGCGCTCCCGACATTCGGCACGTCGGGTACACCCGGATCAACCACTACGGCCGGTGCGGTTCCCGACTGGGATGCCATGGCGCAGAAGGAATCCAGCGGTGACTGGCACATCAACACCGGCAACGGATACTTCGGCGGACTGCAGTTCACCCAGTCAAGTTGGGAGTCGGCTGGCGGAAAACAGTACGCCCAGCGCGCCGACCTGGCCACGCGCGAACAGCAGATCAGTGTCGCCCAGAAGCTCTACGCGATGCAGGGTCCGGGCGCATGGCCCAATACCTTCACCACAAAGGCTGCGGCGGTGAGCCCCGGCGCGGCCGGGGCGATGTCATTTGTTCCCGGCCAGTTCAGCGCACTCGATGCTCTCGCCTCCAAGATGGGCCTGTCAATGACGTCGGGGTTCCGAGACCCCAACGGTCCCACGGTCGCTGGTGTTGCAGCGAATGCCTCGTATCACGGTCAGGGCCGCGCTCACGACTACGCCGGCGGCCAGCAGGCGATGGTCGCCTTCGCCAACTACATGGCGGACAACTACGGGTCACAACTCAAGGAGCTGATCTTCGATGCTCCCGGGTTCAGCAAGACCATCAAGGATGGCCGCGTCGTCGGACCATTCGGCGCGCTCTACACCATGGCCCAAGCCGGCAACCACTCCGACCATGTGCACATCGCCTACGCCGACGGCGGCGCCGCGCGGGGTCCGGGTGGCCCGAAGGGCGACAAGATTCCCGCGTATCTGTCGGACAACGAGCACGTTTTCACATCCGACGACGTCAACGCTATGGGCGGCCAGGCCAACGTCTACGCCTTCCGCAATGCGCTGCACCGCGCCGACGGTGGCGCCGCGTTCCTGACGGGGTACAAGCCGCCGCAGCCGGTTATCCCGCCACTGCCCGACGTCCGGAAGCTGAACCCCGGCCGCGGCGCGGCGCCGATCCCGACGGCTCCGGTCACTCCGCTGCCCGCTCCGGCCGCGGCCGCGCCGATGCCGGTACCCGCGCCGCCATCGCCGCCGGCCGGCGCTGACCAGGGCCCGGCACCCGCGCCTACGCAGCCGACGCAGCCAGCCATCGCGGGAGCTCCGTCGTCTCAGAGCCATCTTCTGCCCGCGGTGCAGAAGGGCATCACGGAGGGCGCGTCGACGCTCGGCAACATCGCGGCGACCGCTGCCTCGATGGGAGCCGGAGCGGCCGGCGGTGCTGGCGGCGCCGGCGCCGGGACGCTGATCCAGGGCATGTTCAACCTTGGCGGCAAGGCCGTTTCGGGTGCCGCGAATGTGTTCTCTTCCGCGCTGGTCGGGAACCTCGGCGACAACACCACGGCGGGCGCGTACGGGGCACCGGTGTTGTCGGCGCCGCCGCAGCCGGCCCGTTCGATCGACGCGCGGACCGTCTTTGGCGACGTGTCGACCAACGACCCGCGCGACTTCTACGACAAGCAGGTCCTCTTCGAGCAGCAACGCACTCAAACGATGGTGGATTGGGTCTAGATGAGCCAGTACCTAACCCTGGACGTGATCCAGGGCGATCCGGCGAACCCTGAACAGTTCTTCCGCGTGATGGGCCCAGGCCAAGGACAGCAGGGCGTGATCCTGTCCCCGAAGTGCGCCGGCCTCTGGGACCTTCCGGTTGAAACACGTTGGGTTACAAACGCATTCGGGCAGCGCTACCAGGATTACCGCTTCAAGAAACGTACCTTCCCGCTGACGTTCCTTGCATATCACGTCGACAAGTACACCTGGGCGGATATCGCGACTCGGTTGGGTTGGGCGTTCGAATATGACGGCGAAACCCGACTGCGCTTCACCGGCCCGGACGGCGTCCGAGACCTGTTCGTGCGCAAGGAAAACCAGTCGACGGCGTTCTCGGCGATGCAGTGGGAGTCGCGTGAGCCGTTCCTGAGGGGTCAGTCGTCGGAGCAGTTCGTGCTGTCGGCGGAGCTGCCGTTCTACGTCGGCAAGCCGCAGACCCAGGAGTTCCATACGGAGGCGGCGTACGCGTGGTTCCCGTTCGACTTCATCAACGAGGGCGACGTGCCGGTGTGGCCGCGCTGGACGCTCACCTATGACGCGGATTGGGAAGTGCCGGACTGCTCTTGGGGTTCGGGGATGCTGGGTCGCGCGATCGAGGATTCCGGCCGCACCGTGCCGATCCCGGCGGCCGATATCCGCGACGGCGGCCAGGTATACGACTCCGACCCGCGCCAGATGACCGCGGTGTCCGAGAACGACACCCTCGTGCAGGGCCGCTGGAAGGGTCAGGACCTGCGCTACCCGTTGATCGCCGGTCTGCGGGACCAGGCGACGGTGCGATTCACCAACAACGTGAATCCTGATGGCGCGCATTGTCGTTTGACGATCCCGCAGTGGTACTCGCGGCCATTCTCTCGACCGAAGGTGGCTGCCAGGTGATCGATGGGACCGCGCTGCTCGACAGCATCGAACACAACGTCGATCAGGTCCGCGCGAAGCATTCCATGTTCCGGTTGCAGCAGAACGACATTGAGCTTTGGATCAACCCGCCGGACGGTTCGCCGGGCGCGGAGTTCCTGGGCAGGATCGCTGGTCAGTCGGTTGTCAAGCAGTCGTGGCCGACCCGCAAGAACATCTCGTCGCAGGGCTATGTCGAGGTCCCGACCGATCACGTGATCGCGCGGTACGTGATGGGGCTTCCGAACAACAAGAAAGCCCTCAAGAACGTCCTGATCACCGTCTCTCGGTATGACGGGAAGTGGCGCTGGTCGGGGCTGCTCAGATACTGGAAGTTGCAGCGGCGCAACGGGATTTTGTCATTCGTCATGTACTTCAATGACGACCTCCAGTACCTCCAGTTCATGCTGGTTCCTCCGAACCCCGCGTTGCCGATCCCCGTCTTCCAGTTCCCTCGCGAATTCTTCCTGTACGCCCCGCTGAAGTGGGCGATCAGCATGACAATCCTGTTGCAGCTCATACGGATTGAGGGGCACCCGTGGACACTGCCGGATGACCCGTTCAACCCGTCTCAGTGGACGTCTCTGATCGACTGGACTCAGTGGCAGGCACACGTCAAGGCCTCGCCGTGGCTCCTCGACGACTCGACCTTGTGGGGCCCGATCGCCAGCCGGATGAACGCCGCCGACGTCACCTTCGCTGACGCGCTCGACGACGCGCAGATGGTCATCACCTACCGGCGCATCCTCACCGCGAAAGGTGAACGGCCCGAAGGCCTCATGGTCAACACGGTCGCCAACGGCGCCCTGGTGTTCGAGGTCGTCGACCGGTCCGGGTTCCACGCCTTCGGCGGCACGTTCCTGGACGGCACCATCGCGGCCGGCATGTTCCGCACCGCGGTCACGTACGCGGACGGCTACTTCGAAGACATCCTCAACGTCGTCGCGGACGACGAGACCTTGGCCCCGGACGCCTACTACCAGAAGGGCTGGGCGGGCACTTTCGCCGTGATGCCGTGGATATGCATCAACGACGACCAGTGGCACAGTTTCGACTCCGAACTGTCCTGGGGCCCAGCGGGGCCGGTGTCGGTGGTCGTCGGTGGCGACAACCCGACGGCCGACGCCATCGCGCGCCTGATCATCGAGTCTGTCGGCAACCTGCTCGGCTACTTCCTGCTCGGCGGCTTCTCCAGCCTGGGCGATATCGCCGCCGACGTCATCATGCCCTTCCTCGTCGGCACCATCGCCGCGTGGCTCGAATGGAAGAACATCGGCCGCGCAAGGCAATTGGGATGGATGCACCTGTGGGAGATGTACCAGTCCGGTGCCGAGAACAATGCTTGGTCGCTGTCTGCGGAAGCGGCGATTCGTGGCGCGTTCACTGCGACGAAAGCCCAGACCGGGCACCGCATCAAGCTGGACGGCTCGCACTGGATCATCCCGGGCTATCACTGCCAGATCGGTGACCGCGTGGCGTCGACGCATTCCGAGCTGCTGAAGAACGGCATCGAGGTGATGTTCGTCGACCAGCTCGAAGAGATGACCCTCGACGAGGACAACAGCGCCGGCAAGCCGCTGACCTGGGACCTGACCATCGGCCTGAACAAGGCGGCCATGACGCAGGGGGAGCGTAGCGCCCGCACCCTCAAGAAGGTCCTCGCGACAGTCCAGAACATCGGCGTCCACCTGATCTCCTGACGAAACAGATTGCGAGTCAACGTGTCTGAAGATGTTGTGCAGATATCCGACCGGGAAACCACGATCACGAAGCTCATGGATGCGCTGTCGGCGGTGAAGACCGGCCGGCGCGACGAGACCATGGGACTGCCGGCGCCGATGCGGCGTGCTGCCGCCGAAGGTCTCGCTGATCTGGGCTTCCGGTACATCGAGGCGCTCGCGACACAACGGATCGTCATGCCGGAGAAGTCCTGGCTCGGGTCCCATGCGATTCCGTCCGTGGAGACCATCGACCCCGAGAGCCGGGCATCGATGGAAGCCGCACTCGAGGAATGGAACCCGGAACTCGCGGCGGCGGTCCGGTCCGCCGAGACCGCCGAGCAGAAAGCGGCGCTGCTCGCCCAGTTGCAGCCCGAGGTCGCGGCGACCCTCGCCAAGTCGATGGACATGGACGCTGCCGCTTCGGCGATCCGGGCCGAAGGAAAAGCCGAAGCTGCGGCCCTGCGGGAACAGCACGACATGACCGAACGGGGGGAATAGATGCTCGGATCCAAGACGCGCCTCGACACGCTGGTCCTGTCGGAGGGCCAGACCTGGGTGGCGGTGTTCTTCCCTCAGGCCGGCGCCAACTTCCCGGACGGGACGACGTGCGAGTGCACCATCACGGGCCCAGACGGCGGCGTGCTCGCGACGTGGAACGCGTCGTCGATCAGCGAGGCCCGAATCGATTTCTTCGTCAGCACGGACGAATCCGACGCGATCCCGCATGGCGCGTACTACCGGGTTACAGCGCACTACCCGGCGATCGGGCCGCGGCCGGCGATCGACGACAACCTGTCACGCGGTTCGGTTGTGCGCGATGACAACCCGTCGCCCCTGGCGGCGCCGCGCTCGTCGAACATCGCGCTGTCGTTCTTCGACGACATGTCCGGTCCGGGGGTTGATCCGAACTGGGTGAAGATCAAGGGCAGCCTGAAGATCTACGGCAATGGCCCGTCGCTGCCGAACGGAATGTCCGCGGACTTCACGTTCTTCGACGTCGCGGCCGCGCGGTACCGGGCACAGACCAACCAAGATGCTGTAAAGGTCGAGGTATCAACGGTTCTCGGCGACTTCGGAGGCGACGGCAAGTCCACCGTCATCGTCTGCTCGAACCAGCAGATGACCTCTTGGGTCGGGTTCCAGTTTGCGTACTCGGGACTGTCCGCCAATCGATACGTGCACATCATTCGGGGGACCGGCCCGGACAGCGCGGTGGTCATGGAATCGAACGGCAACACGGTTCACAACAACGACCGCTACACCTGCATGTACGACCCGCTCGCCGATAAGTACCTGATGTACAAGGGAACTGACTTCAGTACCCCGATCGTCGAGTGGGTAGACGAAGCGCACGAAGTCCCGCACGGCAACGGCTACCGGTACCCGGCCTTGCACTTCAAATCCGGGCTGCTCTCCACCGGCGTCAAGCTGTCCGGCTGGGCCATCAAGGACAACTAGGTGACCACACCTTCAGGCGAGGACGGATTCGACAACCAGCCCGCGCGGTTTGGCATCTCGCCGAACCCGCTCACCGGTGACACTCCTGCTGCGCTGGTGGGCCGCACTCAGGAGTTCATTGAGCAGAAGCTCAAGCAGCAGTACGTGGCGGGTGGGCCGTCGATCTGGGCACTGGGGCAGGGGACGCCGCTGCAGGTCGCCCAGAACGTGCTGAACGCGGTGTTCAAGGCGATCCTCGGAGCACTGGACCCACACAACCTGCCGACACCGGAACAGGTCTGGCAGACGATCACCGACGTGTTCCTGGCTCCGTTGAACTGGCTGCACAACATTCCGATCGGCGCCATCACCGCATCGACGCCGAACATGTTGGCGGACTTCATCACTGCTGACTCGCTCGTCGGTGACACGACGTGGGTATTCGACAGCACGGTCAAGCCGGCAGGCGCCGTGGGGTCGGCACGTATCACGTTCGACGGCGCCATCCACGAGCTGATCTCCGAACGGATCCTGCTCGACGTCGGCCGCAAGGTCGACGCCTCGGTCAAGATCAAGTACTCCGGTGTCACTGCGTCGACCGGTTCGCCGATCCGGCTGTCCTGGATCGGGTGGAACGGCGACGACGAGGTGGCCGGCGGTGACTTCGCAGTTCACCAGCCGTCGGGGGCGGCGCTGGACTGGACCACGCTGAGCGGGTCGCTCACCCGGCTGGAATCCGACCCATGGGACCGGGTGTCGATCGTTCTGAAGACAATGGCCGGCGCGACCGCAGGCACTGTGTGGTTCGGCGCCCCATCGGGAAAGAAGCCTGACAAGCTGCCGAAGAACCTCGTCGACGGGCTGGAAAGCGCCCTGGCGGCGGCGGGGCAGTCCATCCGTGACGCGATCTGTAATGCGTTGGGCGTCGGCGGAACTGGGCATAGTGATGCCGATGTCATCCACGCGCTGACCAACATTCCGCGGGCCGCGGTCGAAGGTGTGCAGGAGATCGCCGACGACCTCAGGGACGGCTTCAAAGCCTGGTACAACCATTGGTTCAACCGCACAGATGGCACCGGTTCGGTTGCGCAGATGCAGCAGACCGTCGAGGCCATCAAGATTGCTGTACAGGGCGGACTCATCATGGAGACGTTCCCGACCAGCAATCCAGCGTGGGTCATTCCCGCAGGTGTTACCGAGCTGCACGGCATCACCCTGGACGCTGGCAGTAACGGCATTCGCGGCGACGCGGGCGGCCCCGGTGGCGGCTACATGCGGCGACGAATCGACCTGACGGGGCTGACACCGGGCGTATCGACCCTGAACTTCGCGGTCGGTGCCGCGAGCGGTGTTCAGGGCGGCACTGGCGGCCAGACGACGATCAAGGACTCGGCGGGCAATGTTCTCGTCGGCGCGCTCGGCGGCGTCGGCGGTGTGGTGTCCGACATGGACCTGCTGGCCACCACGTCATCGGCGGGCCACGGCGGCGCCGGCGGCACAGCGTTGGGCGCATCACCGTACACAGCGACACCAGGCGACGCCGGCACATCGTCCGGGATGGCGGCTGGCGGTGTTGGCGGTACTCGGATTCAGGGGATCGGCGGCGTCGGCTCAGCGAAGGCCGGAGACGGTGGCGACGGCGCCGCGGGACAGACGGGCGATGTACCGATCGCAGGCGGCGGCGGCGGTGGCGGCGGCGGCGGATGCACTTCGACCTCGGCCACTATGTCGCCGCATGGCGGAGACGGCGGCGACGGCGGATACCCCGGCGGTGGCGGTGGTGGCGGCGGCCAAGCGGCGGGCGGATCAAGCCCTGGTAGCGGTGCATTCGGATTCGGGGCCAACGGTTTCGCAGCAGCTCTCTACAAGCTAGGAGGGGTCTGAACGTGGTTGTGACACAGGTTGATAAGCCAATGCGGAGATGGCCTCCGAACACGCGGCTCTATGTCGACGAGGCGGGCCAGCACTATGCAGTGCACGCCGATGGGGGACTGTCAGCCGGCCAGCAGCGCGCGGTGGATTTTGCGCTCGGCGACCTCGGACTGCCGGCGGTCAAGAGTGGAATGCACACGATTGTGTTGTGCGAGACCACGATTGTTGCCTGCGATGAGAACGGGATCGCCCCGGAGCTGACGCCGATGTGCACGTGCCCACCCGGAACATCGCATGAAGACGCGCTAGTCGCCGCCGGACTCGAAATCGCCAACTGATGGCTGCAGTCCGCACCGGCTGGTGGACGCGCAACACCCTGCCCTGGGTGAAGCGGTCGGCGGCATTTGGACTCTCGGTGACGCCACAACTAGGCGTCAGCGGAGGGGCCGGTCCGTCGGGTGGCGCGGTCGGCCTGGCGGTCACGCCGTCCCTCGGAATGGCCAGCTCCGGCCGGAGCACAGCGGGATTCGGGATTGCCGTCACGATCGGCATGGGAATGTCGGCGGCCGGCAAGTCCGTCGCCGACTTCGGTCTCGTCGTCACTCCGCAGTTGTCGGCCAGCGCGAGCAACCGCACACCGGCGGCCGTTGGTCTGGCTGTGACGCCGTCGCTGGGCATGGAGATTGCGACCGTGGACCCGGGCACGCCGTTCTCGTTCGGTTTGTCGGTGTCGCCGTCACTGGGCATGGCGGGTGCCGAGCGGTACCCCGCAGGCTTCGGCCTCGCAGTGACACCCGAACTGGCCATCGGCACGGGCGCCATGCCGGCCTCTGTCGGGCTGGCCGTGACACCGGCGCTCGGGATGGATGGTGGCAGCCGCAACCCCGCAGACTTCGGCCTAGCGGTCACGCCGTCGATGGGGATGGGCGGCGCCGAGCGGTACCCCGCAGCGTTCGGCCTCGCCGTGACACCCGTGCTCGGTGTCGACGGCGCGGCGCGTTACCCCGGCGCGGTCGGCTTGTCGGTCACTCCGTCGCTGGGTATGGCGGCCAAGGCCACGATGACATATTCGTCGTTCCCCACGGTGCCGTCGGGAACCGTGAACGTCGCTCTGAACTCCGGTGCTGGGGCAGTGCAAGCGTCGTCGAACACGTTGCAGGAAGGCAGTTGCACGGCGTCGAACGCGACCTACCGATCCGCGGCGGTGCTGCCGGACAGCATGGCGACCGATCTGTTCTGGGTCGAAGTGAAGGTCGGCGCGCTCAGCGGCGCGGCCGGCGACCGCAACGTCGGCGCGGGCGCCTTCTCCGCAGACGGCACCAAGGGCGTGGTGACACTCTGGCCGGCGTCCAGCAACACCGCGACTATCTACTCCTGGGCGGGCGGAACGCTGACGCAGCAGGCGTCCCTGGGCAGTCAAGCGGCTAACACTGATGCCCTAATCCGGCTGGTGCCTTCGGTTTCCGCGGGCGTGGTGACGTGGACCATCTGGCTCAACGGCGTGCCGACGTCGCTCACGTGGACCGACAGCGGTCACGTGGTCGACCTCCCCGGGCGGCACCCGGCCGCTGGATTCCGGCGCGCCTACAACTTCGGCCAGTACCCGTCGCGCGGCGTGGCTGCGCTCACCGCCGCAGACATCTGAGCCCACCCCGCAGCGGGGTTAGCCATGCCGAAAACGGCTGGTGCACAACAAAAGTAGAGGAGTACAGATATGGGTCTTCCCAACGCAACTCATCAAGCGGCCGCTGACGGCATCAAGGCGCTCGGCGCATACGTCGCGGTGTTCACCGGCGCTGGCGGCGGAACCACTGGCGCGAACGAGGCCACCGGCGGGAGCTACGCCCGCAAGCAGACCGCATGGTCGAGCGGTACCACCGGAATCGTCAACGGCTCCACCCAGAACATCTCCGTGCCCGCGGGTACCTACACCGAAGGCGGCGTCTTCTCGGCCCTCACCGCAGGCAACTTCGTCGGATCGGCCCCGTTCGACGCGGGCAACGTCGTCGTCTCTGGCGCTGGCGCATCGATCGACGTGACCCCGCGAATCAGCGCGTAACCGGAAGGGAGACAACAACATGTACGACGTACGCACCGATCACAAGATCGTCGCCTTCGACTCCGAGCTGATGCAGCTGTTCAACTGCGCGGACGGCACGGTCATCGTCACCGCGACCCGCGCCGACAGCACCTGGACTATGCACGCCGATGGCGTCGACGACGTCACCGCAGTCGACCGGCCGGCGGCGATCACGGCCATGATCGAGCAGGCCCTGGCCGCGCTGCCGGGAGCCGGCTACTCGACGACCGTCCCGTACGGCCTGCCCGAGCTGCCGTAGATGGCTGAGAAGGTACTGCCCTACGACCACACGATCGTCGCGCAGGAGACCGGCTACTGGTGCGGGCCCGCGTCGACACAGGTGGTGCTGAACTCCCGCGGCATCAACATGTCCGAGCAGGAGCTGGCCCGCCAGATCGGCACCACGGTCAACGGCACCGACTACGTCGGGCTGATCGAGCGGGTGCTGGACAACATCACCCCGGACGCCAGGTACACGTCGGTGTACATCGAGAACGACCCGGCGACCTACGACCAGCGCAAGGACTTGTGGCTCAACATCGTTCGGTCCATCGACGCTGGCTACGGCGTGGTGATGAACTGGGTCGCGCCGCCGTCGAACTACCCGGTGGGAGTCAAGGGGTCGACCTCGCCGTCGTACCGCGGCGGCACCGTCTTCCACTACGTGGCGTGCATGGGTTACGACGACACCAACGGCGCGCGGGCTGTGTGGATCGCGGATCCTGGGTTCCCGCCGTTCGGGTACTGGATCAGCTTCGACCAGGCGGTGAGCCTGATCCCGCCGAAGGGCTACTGCTACGCCGACGTGATCGGGGTCCAGCCGTCGACCACCGAGGCGCAGGCCGTGCAGGTGTTCGCGCAGCTGATGTCGCCGACGTCGCTGACCACTGATCGGCTGGCCGAGCTGCTGCCGGCGTACAGCCAGTGCCTCGCCGAGTGCGACTGTACGACGGTGCCTCGAATCGCGATGCACGGTGCGCAGATCGGGCACGAATCGGTCGGCCTGCGGTACATGTTTGAACTGTGGGGCCCGACCACTGATCAGGCCGGATACGAAGGCCGCATCGACCTGGGGAACACGCAGCCCGGCGACGGGTACCGCTTCCGTGGCCGCGGCCCGATCCAGGTGACCGGCCGGCACAACTACACGGTGCTGTCGCAATGGGCGTTCACCGAGGGCCTCGTTCCGTCGCCGACGTTCTTCGTCGACGACCCCGACCAGTTGGCCAGCGACACATACGGATTCATCGGCGTCACCTGGTACTGGACCACTCAACGCGCGATGAACGACGCGGCCGATGCCCGCGACATCGTGCGCGCCACCCAGTACGTGAACGGCGGTCAGAACGGCATCACCGACCGGACTAACCGCTACAACCACGCCTTGTCGCTGGGCGACCAGCTTCTCCAATTGCTCACCGAAGGAGACGATTTCATGTCCGCACTGACCGCCGATGAACAGCGCGAAATGCTCGACAACACCCGCCAGATCGCCAAGTACCGGCGAAAGTCGTTGTCGCCGTTGCGCTGGCCGTACGAGGGCGACGTCAACACGTGCGCCGGGTTCGCCTGGTCCGGCGACGGCAACATCCACGTCGTCCTGGTCGAGAAGCTGGCCGTCGACTACGGCGACGCGCAGGCGATTGCGCTGCTGTACGCGGTCGCCCACACCGACGAGCCGGGCCGGGAAGCTGATTCGAAGCTGGCCGGCAAGATGCTCCTCAAGGTCGCCCCTGCCGACATCACCGCCGCGCAGAGCCAGATCAAGGCCTGGCTGGACGCCGAGGCGGCCGCCAAGGCTGCACGGTGACCAGTCGGCACCTGGCCGTGGTGTTCCGCGGTACCGGCGGGGTCGTGGGCGAGGACTACGTGTCCCGTGTCTGCCAGGGCGCGGCCGACCTGGTGGAGGAAATCAACCCGCGTTGGCCCGCGACGATGGGCGGACTGCCGGTCGGCGCCGCTGGGAGTATCAGCGACAAGTCGATGCAGCATTCCGTCGACATCGCGTTCAACGATGCGACGCGGATGATCGACGCGGCACTGGCCGCCGAGCCAGACCGCATGGTGATCGTCGGCGGGTACTCCGCAGGTGCCGTGGTCGCCGCCCGGGTGCGGCAGTGGCTCCAGCAGAAGTACCCACGGAATTACTTGTGCAGCTTCAGCTTCGGCGACCCGACCCGGCCGGCGGGCGGTGCGTACTACGCAGGCGCTCCGGCGCCCGGGCGCGGGATCAGCTCGTGGCGGTACGGCGACGTCACCGACTGGCGGCACTGCTGGCTGGCCAACCCGGGCGACATGTACACCTCGGTGCCCGACAACCACACCGGCGACATCATGCAGCGCGCGTACGACATGGTCACCCGGTTCGAGCTGACCGATCCGATCGGCACTGCGCAGGCCATCGCACAGCAGATTCCCGGCATGGTCACCGAAGCCCTGACCGATCCGATCGCGGCGTTCCAGGCGATCGGCATCGCCGGCGGGTTCGTCGCGACCAATCCGCCGACGCTGCCGCACATCACATACGAATTCGCCGAGGTGTGGCCCGGCCAGACGTACCTCGGCCTGGCGATCCAGCACCTCCGCGACTGGTCGTTGCGCGCCATCGCGGCGTAAGCAATTCAGGCCTGCTTGTACTCGCACCGACCGAATTCAAGGTTCGGGCCCGATCCTTGAAAACCGCTGATCAGGAAGGCGAACCATGCTGCCCATCCCTCAAAACGACACCGTACGACTCGTCATCCACGCCGTCTGTTTCCTCACCATCTTCATCGGCGCCGTGGTGCTCGTCGCTCTCGACCAGATCGAGCCCGGCACCGGCCTCACATGGTTCGTCACCGGCGCCGGCCTGATTACCAGCTCGTTGTCGACGGCGAAGATGCTCCAGGACCGTCGGGGCGGCGACGGTGAGCAGCAGCAGTGAGCTACACCGCGAGCGCGGTCAACTGGGGCGAGATGGATAACCTCTGGGCCTTTCTGGGGCTCAGCGTGGTGAACCTCTCCGGTATTGCAGTCACTGTGCTCGGCCAGCGGCGCGGAAAGGACCGGGCCGTGGCGCGCGATGAGAAACTGACCGCCGTCGACGCGAAGATGGACGAGGTCAAGGAGCAGGTGGTCAATGACCACGGTGATCGGAACCTCCGCATCCAGCTGGACCGAATCGAGCGTCGTCAACAGGAGATGGCCACCGATGTCCGCGGTGTGAAATCGGACGTCAGCGGGGTGAAGAAAGACGTCGGCAGGCTGGCTGATGCGGCCGTCGACGATCGCGAGACCCATCGGACAGACGTCGCCCGTCTCGATCGTGAGATCGGCGATCTGAAGCGGAGGCCCTGATGAGCGGACGGCGCGCGGACCGAGGCTGGGTGGTGCTCGGCGTGTACGTGGTGGGCCACAACTTCCTGGCGGCTGGCCGCGGTGATGAGATGCTGTCCCAGGCCGTCGACCGGTACCTCGAGCGGCGGCCTGCGCTGACCTACGTGGTTGTCGGCGCCGTCGCGCTGCATCTGCTGAATCGGCTGCCACCGGTCATTGATCCGCTCGGCGCGGTGATGGGTGCGATTGCCCGGAAGGTCGGTCCGCTGACCTGACCTGAGGCGGAGATACGCTCCGACCGGAAGAAACGTCTGGGCCGCCCTCGACCTTCGGGTCGGGGGCGGCTTTTCGTCGTACGGCGCCTGAATAGGCGCTTACTCGTCCTCGGCCTTCGATCCAGAACGGTCGACTCGTCCCCGCATGAGCACGTAGGTCGGCATCAGCGGATCGCGGAACTGGTAACGGAATCGTCGGGTCGTGCCGATCTTCTTGAGGATGCCACCGCGAGCGCCGTTGCCAGAGAAGTCCGTCAGGTGATTTGCGAACGCCGGGATTTCGTAGCTCTGACCGGTAATCCGACGGAGCTGGTCCCGAACATCTGGAGCTCCGAAGGAGTTCAGTTCATCGCGCGGACTCATCGCACACGCCAGCAGGACTGACTTGTAGAGGGTCTCACGGTTGCTGTACGTGGCTGAGTGATACCGCTCGCGGACGGTTTGAGAGGCATCTTCGATCGCCTGACGGAGGGCCGATTCCAGATCTTCCATCGTCACGTTGGTGCGGTCGGCGCTCACGGCGAACGTGCCCGCGTGAAGACAAATCAGGTGGGTGTAGTGCGGAAGCCCGAGCGATAGCGCGATGGTCTCGCGGGCGAAATTCTCATCGAACGTCAAGCCTGCCGCGCTCATGCCGCGGTCGATGATGTCGCGCAGCTCATTGTTCGTCATCGGAGGCATCTCGACTTGCACGAGTGAGCGTTGGATCGATTCGTGTTCGCGAAGGAGACCTGAGATGGAGTCGGCCACGCCGACCAAGATGATGGTCACCGGCAGCGCGAGATCGGCGAGGATCTTGATGGTGTCGGCCATCGAGGTTCGCAGATCGGAATCTGTGGGTCGGTCGAACTCGTCGATGACGACGGTCAGCCTCATGTGCTGCGAGAGGAGGCTGAGCCCCTGCACGATGGTCTGCGGATTGATCTCGCTGTCCTGCGAGAGCAGAAGATTCGCCGCGGTGGTGGGTGCCGACTTCGGGGCGGCGTTGAACCCGAGGCTCGGAATCGACTGGGTGACGACGATGGTGTTCAGCAGCCCGCGCCAGATGGAAGCGAAGGTGTCGCCCGTGTGGCAGACGTAGTAGGGCTGCAGGTTGGGGTCGATGATGACCTGGGCCACGCGCGCCAGAGATGTTTTGCCGGCGCCTCGGACACCGTAGATGACTGCGTGCTGACCAACCTGGCCTTCGGTGATCACCAGGGTGCGGAGTTGGTCGTCGCGGCCTGCGAACAAGTCGCGCTCTTTGATGGGAGAGGAGGGTGTGAACGCTCGACCGACTGCCTTCAGCCGGTCGAAAACTTCGTTTTGCTCCATGTATACCGCCTATAACTAGTAACTTAACTAACTCAACTCCTAATATAACCCATACATCTCACAATTAGGGGTATGTTTCCGGAATTTGTCGGACGTAAATTCGTCGGCAGCCCGACGGGCCTTTGGATTGGATGGAACCGAACGCCGACCGTGGCCGTCTATACCTGTAGATCGTCCCCAGTTGAAGCTCCACCGACTCTCCCTGCTGGGGACGATCACCTCTACAGTGACACCCCGTGACGGAACCGCATCGGCAGCAGAAGCCCAGCAAGCACAAGCTCGCGGACCTGACGCTGATCGTCCGGCCGCCCGGGAAGCCGACGCTCGTGAAGACGTTCACCGACGCCGAGCGGGTTGACGCTGAGGCCTACGCGCTCGAGCACGGCGGCGCTGTCGAACCGCTGTCTTGAGTCAGTCCCGCGGTCGGCGCCGGTACTGGCCGCGCCGATCGTCGTACGCGCACCAGCCGCAGTCGAGGCACTCGTAGAACACCGCGGCGGTGGCTCCTGTTGGTGGTGATCCCCAGCCGCGTTGGACGTTGCCGCGGATCGGAAGCCCGAAGCCGACGGCCGACCAATCGAGGCCGCAGCCGGGGCAGCACATCGGCATTGAGGAGCCGCGGTAGTTGTCTCCGTCGCCTACCGGCCAGGCGGTGAACCACGACCAACCAGCCAT